TTATTTTACCAGATTATTAATATTAATAATTGGTAATATGATCGGTCTGAAATTTGGTTGTGATGTAACCAAGGTAACTTGACTTCTTAAGAATGGAAACATGATGGCAATCGCATTTTTTAGCATGCTTTCAACTGGAACATTCCCATCTGTCTCAAAATCAGCAGCTAATTTTACTTGCATTTGAGCAATTTCGGGAATATCAATATCACAACTTAATTCCACTGCCATTTTACTGTCAGATTGGACATTTTTATCCACATGAAATGCAACATTCATTTTAGTAGGTCGAACTGGTTCTTTTCCAGTTGCAGAGAACTTTATATCCTTGACATGCAAATGCTGCATCTGCAAACTGCTTAGCTGTTTTTCCTGAAAATCCATATTGTCTCCTTCTATGCGGCCTTTAAAATTTCATCTGTAGTATCTACTAAAATATCAACAGGCAAATCTGAATCCATCTCATTCCCATCATTTCCGTCAGGATATTCCAAAACTAAAGCAATATCCTTCGTATCAGGAAAAATGGTATGATCTTTGAAATACTCGTCTGCCTTTTGCCCATCTATCACAGCAGGACCCGGTTCATCTACCCATTCAATGCCCAATTCCAAACAGCATTCTTTTAATAATGCGTTAAGATCACTGTTTTTCATTTCGACTGCCTCCTATCGAAACTTTTTTCACTTCCCCAATATTTTTATTACTGCTCACAGCATATTGTCTTTGTTTCAAACAAACACGAAACCCAAGTTTATTAACCATGATACTTTTAGGAAAAGAATAGGCCAAAATTTTTATTCCTTTCAATTTCTTGTAGAAATTGCATGCTAGGCATCGCAGTTTTACACCGCTATTGTCGCCATTAATAACAGGATGTCCTTCTTCTCCTTTTTCCAAAAATGGAAGAATTGTTCTTTCCATTTCAGCCATATTCTCTTCTATATCCAAGTCAAGAAATTCGTTATCATTACAAAAGATATTAGCTTGCAGAAGACACGGTTTTGTTACTTTATTCTTTTTCTTCGCAGCCTCATTTTCTGCCCACAATTCAGCATCTTCCCGCTTGGCAAAAAAATAGATTCCTGTACCAAGCCATTCAATATCTTTACTGCTTTCTATGAATCCCTCTTTTACTATAGCGTCAGCTTTTTGCTGTATTGTTCCATGATAGACTGTTTCTTTGAACATTGCTGGCTCCTGAAATCATGAAAAATGCTTATACTGTTCCATTTAATTATTCTAACAAAGTTCTCTCATTTTGTAAACTCCGAACAGGTATTCTTGAATCAATTGATAAAGTAAGTTGATATTTTAAAATTTTCCCTACTAAAAGACCTCTATACAGACTCTCGATAAGCAAATCGGCTCAACGACCCAAATCACCTAGCCACTTATCCACTTAACCACCTAATCACTATTATTAGGGCCCATCTGAAATCGCCATTTTCAGCCCAACCAAGTCGCCACACCATACTTCCCCCATCCTATATAATCTTGGAAAGCAGCTGCCTGGCCACATTCCATTTAAAATCTCTCCAGGCAAATTGGCTGTTTTAATCCGACTGAAATTGGTCATTTTAACCCGACTCTACTTGGTCAAATTAACCCGACGCTAGGACCCTGGTGAAAATGGTGAATATACCGGCGTTTGAGAGCCACCCAGTCTCCTCTTGAGAGCCACTTGAAAGATTCAGGATAAATCTTCAATCCGCTCGTGAGAGCCATCCTCTGTGAATGGACACAGCAGATGACTCTGACTAGCGGAATGAAGATATTCAGTCCGCTGCGTGGCGTTTTCTCATGGAGATCTCACCGTCAATTTTAATCGTATACGATTTGCTGAGCAGACGGTCCAGGATGGCGTCGGATACAGCTGATTCACCCAAACGCTCAATCCATCCTTCTGGGTCGTACTGCGAGCAGACAATAGTACTGGTCCGTTCGACACGACGTTCCATGACCTCGAGCAGAATTTGCTGTTCTTCCTCAGTTGCACTGTAGAGTAGAAATTCATCCAGGATGAGCACGGCGGTACGCTCACACTTCCGCAGGAACTCCTTCCTCTTGTCTTCAAGTTCGGCTTCGCGGTAAGCAGCAAACATGTCAGGCAGACGCATATACTTGACTTTGAAGTCGTCGTAGCAAGCATTGGTGGCGAGCGCATTGGCCAGATAGGTCTTACCAGAGCCGGTCGCTCCGATGATGACTATGTTGGCGTGGTTCTGGATATAATCGTTACTTTCCAAGCGTTTCAGCAAGTCTCGATTGAGGTGGCGGTCTGGCAGGTACTCGATGTTCCGGAGCGTAGCATTCGGATAAACCAGTGTCGCATTCTTGAGTAGTCTCTGCAAGTGATTGTTCCTGCGGATGTCGTACTCATGATCGACTAAGAAAGCTAAGCGTTCTTCGAAGGACAACTGCTCGAAGCGTTCCGGCTGTTGCAACTGAATTTCAAAGGCTTCGGCCATTGCAGATAAACGAATCTCCTGCATCTTGCGAATGGTTTCATTCTTCATGGCTGCCTCCTCCGTAGTAGGCGGCGCCGCGCAGGAAGGCATGCGCCTTCCGCGGCTTGGGCGGCTGCTCTGCTTCTTTGTCCAGATTCTGAGCAAGGATATTCTTGAGATAGGAATAACTTGGTGCAGAATCTTTCTGGAGTGCCAATTTGCAGGCGGTTTCCAAGCGCTTGTCCGTGTAGATCTCAGCCAATTTCAGTATAGCAATACAGGATTTATATGCCTGCTCCTCGACTTCGTAAGCGTGCAGGCGCGCCTCGATGACCGTTTTGATGGCAGGACCAATCTTTTCAGCCCAACGGCGAAAACGGTTGCCATCCCAGAGGCTGTAAAGCTGATGATTTGGTGGCATGTGCTCTGGCAGCGTCGTATATTGATGTCGGCGTCCAAAAAGCCGCTGATGGATGGCGACTCGTTCTTTTCGGTAGTAGACCTCGACCAGCGTACTGGTGATGCGGGCTTCTACTCGTTTGTGGACGAGCTGAAACGGCACAGAGTAGTATTGATGGTCGATACAGATATGGTAGTCCAAGCCGACTGTAACCGTCTTCCATTCTGCATACTCAAATGGCACAGCCGGAAGCGGATGCAGGAAGGGAGTTTCCTCTTCTTGGAAGACACTGCTCCTGGATCCTTCACGTTTCTCGAATGGACGCTCATTGAATGTTCGGAGCTGACGTGCTATGGCACGATTCAGGTCGTGCAAGGTGAGAAACGTGTCGTTACGTAGCTTCGCGATGATGGACGTCGTGAGGTCTCCGACTGTACCTTCGACTGCAGCTTTGTCGCGCGGTGCTAGCACACGCGCAGGCAGAAGCGCTGTGTGGTAATGTTCGGCCATCTCCTTGTAGGTGGCATTTAAGACAGGATCGCCGTACTTTGAGTTTTTCGTGACACCTGTCTTGAGATTGTCGCAGACCAGAATACGAGAAACCCCGCCAAAGAACTGGAATGCATGGACGTGTGCCTTAATCCAGGACGGGAGTTTCATATCTGGCATAGCCTCCGCGTAGCAGTACATGCTAAATGGCAGCACAGCGACAAAGAGATAGGCAGAGCAACGTTTGCTGGAAGCCGGATTCCCTAAAGGAATCTTGGTTCCGGTCCAGTCGACCATGATACGGTCGCCAGGCTTATGGCGGATGTGCATGGTGAGATTATTCTGCTCAACATGATCTCGATACCGCTTGCAGAACTGAGAGTAACGAAAGTAGAGCTGATGGCTCTGCCGACAGCTGTCCACGTATTCTTCCCAGAGCAGCTTCAGCGTGACCCCGCTACGGAGCAGTTCCCGGTGGATGTAACGGAAGTCTGGCATGACCGGTACTGGCTCAGAAATGCTGGCTGGGAAGAGCTTCTGATGAAGCTCTGATTCCGCCAAGTTCTTCCACTCCGTTGGCGGAAGTGACCGTTGTTTGGCAGCAGCAGCCACTTTAGCAACCGTGTTACGCGATACATGCAGCGCTGCTGCAATGTGCCGCTGGCTCTCTCCCTGTGCGAGATGAGCCAGGATTTCCTTGTCTTTTGACATGATGACATGTCTCCCTTCTTCTGATCTGTGGAATCTCCACAAGTCCATTCTAGGGCGACACGAAGTGGCTCTCAAGCGCGGATTTAAAATTTTAACTTAGTGGCTCTCGCCAGCAGATTGGGTGGCTCTCACTCGCGGATTCGGTGGCTCTATGCGGCCGGAATACTCAGGGGTTCCACAGCGACTCACAATGAACGACTCACAATGAACGACTCACGATGAACGACTCACGGAGGTGCTCCATGTTTTCTTCTTTTGTCCGCCTGCTCCAGTCCCTGTTCTATCCCCATGGCTGCCCGGGATGCGGGGAGGAGGTCCGGGAGCCGGGGGTGCTCTGCGGCCGGTGCCGGGAAAAGATCTGGCATCCCCGTTCCTTCCATCCGGAGAGTCTGGGCTGTCCCCATGTGGATGGGCTGTTCTTCCTGCTGGATTATGCCGGGGCCATCCAAAAGGCCCTGTGGATGGCCAAGTTCCGGGGACGGGAAGACCTGCTGCCCCGGCTGGGGGAGGAATGGCTCCAGGGCCTCCGCCGGGAACATAAGTTTGCCTGGGAATTCCCGCCGGGGGTGGGCCTTTCCGTCACCGGCATCCCCACGGACCCGGACCGGCGGAAGCAGCGGGGGTACGATCTGCCGGAAGAAATCTTCCGTCCCTGGTGCCGGGAGGCTGGGTACCGGTGGGAATCCCTGCTGGTCCGGAACCGGCCCACCCGGTCCCAGTACGGGCTCACCCCGGAAGAGCGGAAAAAGAACCTGAAAGGCTGCTTCACCCTGGTCCGGCAGGAAGATCTGCCGGATATCGTGCTGCTCTGCGAGCAAAGATGATTGAGATTGATACAAAATTTTGAATGGTGTGCATAGCTGAAAAGCCCATATATAGCAAGGTTTCCGTTTAGGTCGCCAAAGTGCCAAACTTTTTTTATGCCTAAAATTAGGGAGAAGTTCAGGGTGAAGAAAAGAAGATTGCCAGTAAAATAGATACGGCAGTAACGATAGCTTTTTATCGTTACTGCCGTATTTTATGCGGGGGTCATCATCATATCATAGTGCTGGGTTTGTTCCATTACATCGAATATGAGTTTGAATGTATAACGAATTTGATCTATATTTTCTGCGTCTTCTACATAGTCGAGTCCGTCATTGAATCGTTGATTTTCAGCTCCTATATACCTTAAAAGGGCGTTCAGTAAATGTTGCTTTTCTCTGTTTTCAGTTCCGTCAGGTCTTATTTCGAGAAATTCGTCTTTTCGTTTCATGATGCGATCTGTTAAAGTTTGACCTTCGTAACCGCTAATTTGGATAAAGTAATATTCCAAAATTTGTCTGGCTGTACGCATAATGACCGTAGCGGATTTTGCTTCCTTATATTCTTTCCATAAAGCGGCGTATGCATCACGTACAGGTGTATAGTTTTTTTCGATTGCAGGGGTATCGCTGTTGATATCTCGTTTGACGCATAGTTTTACTATCGAGACATTTCGTGTTTTTTGAATGAGATAAGAATTTACGCAATGATAGTATTTGAGTCGGTTATATGAAACTTCCTTATGGAAAAAGGCATTATGCGTCAGAATAAAAATTTGTTTTATATAGCGCGGTGTATCTTGCTTTGAAGCAGAACCATTATTAAAACAAATGGAAATCATTTCACGGATGATGGCACTGACAATGAACAGTGATGTGCTGTCCATGCTTGAAACAGGGTCATCAATAACTACGATTCGGTCTTTAAAATCGCTGTCAGCATGTTCGCGTCCTTTGACTTTGTGGTAAAAGTAAAGGAATGCAATAAAATTACGTTCACCTTCGCTTAAACCATGTGCTGGGGAGCCATCATCTCGAATAATTTCATATTTGGTGGAATCGCGTTTATTCTTTTGAAGACGGAACCCTTGGAACCCTGAATCTAGTAATTCTTTATTGATTGTTTCCATTGTCGAATCGACATTGACAATCTGACTATTCAGTTTAGCAATCTGTGATTTTAAAGAAAGGCCTTTTTGGGTAATGTCATTTTGTTCTTTCGTCAATTTTGAAATTTCTGCATTCACATTTTTTAGACTGGTGCGGTAAGCATCAAGTTCTTTTTTAGATAGGAAAGCCATATGCTGCCAGACTGATTTTTTACACTCGGCCTGTTTTTCCTGTAAAGAAGCAATGATGTCGTTGTTAGCTTGGATAGCGGCATTGAATTTTTTTATTAAAGCATTTAGGCTATCAACAAGTTCAGATGTATCTTCTAAGTAAATAGGGCGTGAAGGTGCATCTAATTTCTCCTGTATGAAACCTTGGTTAATTTGTACAGTCTTTTTCAGGTTAATAAGTTGTTCTTTGTATACTGTGAAATCAATGCGAGAAAACTCGCAGTTTAGATTATTATCGAACTGGGTTAATAATCGAGCGAATATATCATTGTAAGACTGTTGGAAATTTTCTAGTGAATCGATATCAGACTTATATTCTTCATCGAAACAGGCGGCAAGCTGTTTTGCAAAATCAGCAGGAAGAAGCTGATGACAATAAGGGCAATGGCCATCTGTTTTTTCTGCGAATAACTCGTGACCTTGTTTGACCCAGTCCGTTGCACCTACCGCCTGTATGAATTTTGCAAAAGGAGTATCGGCACTGCTGATGATAGGTTGGGAAAGTAATACCGAATCCAGAGGTTCTTCAGGGGAATCCTTACATCCTTCTTTTAAAAGAGGATAGGATTTGGCTCTTTCATCAAATGCAGTTTCATATAAAGATTGCAGTACATTGAAATCTTGCTCCTTAGGTTCACTGATGGAAAGCAATTCATCAGTGAATACGGATTTTTTTCCTCTTTTACCTGCAAGTGCCTTTGCAAAGCGGTTGCGGATATCTGATGTGGTTTCCCAGCAAGAGGACTCCAATGCGATTCTTAATGCGGGAAGCTTTTCTTTTGCATCTGTAAGTGCATTTTTCTTTTCTTGATACTGCACTGCAAGCTTGTCGCGTTCTCCATTTAATTCGGCTACTTTATTTTGAATTTTGATATTTCCTTCGTTCAAACTGAAAACGCCAGGCATAGCAGCATCTTCCTTAATGTTTTTTGCGATGAAGTCCTGATCATAGACTAGAACTTCAAAGTTGCTGATGTCCGGGGTAATTCCGGATTTAGAACGAATAAGGCGGGCAATCGTGGATTTTCCGCTGCCATTTTTACCGTAAAAATAGTTAATGAGCGTAGGGTTTATTGTAACGCCATGAAACGTATTGTCGTCGAGAAAAATTGCTTTTATTGCGCCTTGCATTTTCTTTTCTGTCATTGAACTCGCCTCGTTTGTGATAGCAAAAGAACAAGCCTTAGCCGGGAAGGCTTAACAATCAGTAGGTTTAAATCGGGAACCCCAATTCACGGAATTCAGAAATCAAATCGACCTTTTTGACAGTCCAGTGTGTCCGATTGAGTTCACAGAAGCCTTTATGCCCATATATATCAAAATTCAGCAAGTTCTCGTTTAATATTTGCTGACTGAATTTCCAAAGAATGGATGGTTTGATGATAATTCCTTCATGGCGTACCTTTATTTTCAGGATGTAGCCGAACCCCGCTTGCTGATCCGGAGCGGCTAAACCATATCCTTCGTTTTCATGTGCAAAAATAGTAGGAAAGGTTTGAAGCGACTGAATTGCATCATCTGATAGAAGTGCGAACATTTTTTTTACGTCATCATCAATATATTCTGTAAGTGCTCTTGATGGTTCTATTGAAAAGCAGATTTCTGGATTTTCGATATCAATCATCCCGTCAACTATTAGATTGTAATAATCCGTATTAGGAGTCAGCGGCTGGTTGGGCACGATAGTTGGAATTGTTTTTTGTGTGGCATTTATGATTACATTATCAGCATGCTGAATCAACGTGTTTTTTTGTCCTTGCTGTGAGATGGACGGCGTAATTGAAGTCGTCGGCTGAGATATAGTGGTTTTGCTCAGGGTTAAATCATTGGACAATTAAAATCACACTCCATTGAAATTTCTTATTACTTGGGTGTAGGCTCTTTTGCTGGCCAAAGTTCGAGATACCGGTCACGTAATTCTTCGCGGATGCGAATAGAATTAGGCCTTAATTCTTCACGTAATCTTTCTCCTTCTTTAATGGACTGATTTTTACAGATTAAAAAATCAGGGTTAGAGGGGAGTAGCCGCATATATTTATCAGAGAGATAGTACAAATATTCATTGAAATTGTTTAACGTGTGGCAGACGATTTCCTGTATTTTTTCAGATTCGAAATCTCTCCAATCAAACTGCCATTTATTGTAGTTACGTTCAATCAATTCAATACAATGAATATCAAAAGCATCGCCTGTCGGATCGATGCGTATGCAGTATTTCAGAATATTTTTATAAGCATTTTTAAATTCTGCTAATAATTTTGCATCGTTATTGGAAATTTTTATATCACCCAATATAGTACTAGGAAATGTAGATGAGTTTCTGCCTGGCTGCATATTGATGTTGACCGTGTCGGCATGCTGTATGACTGTGTTTTTTTCCCCATACTGATTGATGCTTTTATTAGTTACTGCGTCAACAGAAACCTCTGTTGGCTTTATTTGGCCCTTAGCTGGGAATTTGTTTGACATCTTAACCGCCCCTTTTGCCATCAGATAATTAGCGTATCGACATGAGTGATGTGGATATTTTTTTCACCATGTTGGTTGACTATAGTCGCATTTTGAATGATTTGTGTTTTTGAATAGTTGTTTTCTTCGGTGGTAGACGAATCGTCGGCTTCATAAGCCTTTTCTGAACTTTGATTGTTTTCTCCGTCAAGTACAGATGCGGATGCCGACTGATGGGATGTGTTGCTGCAAGTAACTTGCAGTTCCTGTTTAATATTGGCTCCTACACGTCCCTCATATTTTTCATAGCTGACGGGATACCAGGAGTGGTAGGTGTCGGCGCCTTTTATATTTTCATTAGAACGATTTGTGGCGATATAATACAAAATGCCCAAAAGAAGATCAGGAAGATTTATTTCTGTGTGGGTTATCAGGCTCTGTTTTTCAACCCATTTAGGCCAAATGAAAAATTTTTCATCTACTGGTATTGAGGAATCTTCTTGTATTAAACCGAGCAAATTACGGGTGAGTTGCTCGTATAGCGACTCGTTAATGAAATCACGGGTAAATTGCACCATCGCAGAAAAAGCTTTAGAATTTTCTTTTTGGATGTCTTCACCAAAGTTTCTGCGTTTATCATAATCGTTAAATCCAATGAAGGTACATAAATTCTTTTGGCATTGTTTAAAAAAGCTGGCATAGGTCTTAAGAGTGGTGCCTGCCGAACAGAAATCTGTAAGCTGATAAATTGAAATAAGCCTCCTGAACAATTCCGGTTCAGAGAGGCTTTCTTTTTGTCCTTTTGCAAGCTCGGTATGTGTCTTTGTACTCTTTCTTGATCTGAGAACTTGGACAAAGAACGTACCGCCGCAAAGGAAGGGGATTCTCGTGTTTTTCATGATTGCCTCTGTTTTTCAAAAATAAACTCAATAAACTCGATATCCCATTGCAATAAACCCGATAAACAATATTCTGAAATCACAGATGGGGCAATGGGGCCGACATAGTTGCCTTTCTATCATTATATCACGTGATGGCATGATTGTCGTACTCCTGAATCCCTCAATCTGTAGTTAAAAAATCCGTTTCGAGGTTCATCTTTCGACGGGAAGATGCCTGGAGCCGAGAGATGGACATTAGATTTCTGTGTCAACCCACCAGGACGGTTGACCATGCGGAGCGAGGAGCATCCAAATGGTCAAGATGGGCGGCCCTGTGCGAAAACTCGCTTCGTTCGTTTATGAAAGCGAGTTAAACGATGGGCAAAAAACAGACAAATATTGAAAAGAAAAACTACTACATTCCATTGGAAATTACACCTGAAACCATCATTACCGAGGAATACAGAAACAGTGAAGTTCACTGGTCAAAAATCGGTTGCCGTAAGGTCCGTACTATTCTGATTCCAGCAACCAAAGAACAGTACTATGAATTCATGCGTCCGCTCTGGCGGGAAGATAAACGACAGCAGCGGCATGGTGCCGATGAGGTATCGGCGGACAAGGTGCGGGATGACTACGAGCTGGAGGTGCCTGATGACTTCAACTTAGAGGAAGAAGTCGTGAAGGAAGAGTTGCTGGCAGCGCTGCGCCATGAACTGGCAGCCCTGCAGGACATCGATCGGACTATCTTGATGATGCTTGCCGATGGTTCCAGCGAAGCGGCGACCGGGAAGGCCGTCGGCTTGAGCCAGAAAGCGGTGAACAAGCGCAAACATAAGCTCTATGCACTCCTAAAGGAACACCTCGAAGACTTCCGTTAAATGGGGAAAAATCCGGCTGCAAAAAAAAGTGGCCGGATTTTTTTTTTGAAATCGGTACTTAACGATAACGCGGTTGTCCTATTACTGGTGAAGGGCGAACGAAGAAGCTCTTCAGGAAGGAGGCAGACAGATGATTCACACACAGACACCTGAGAAACTGGCTCAGCAGCAAAAGATGAACCGGGAACTGGCGGCAGTGCTGATGGCCATCAGCACCACGACCCGCAGTATCGCCAGGAACATCCATCTCTTATCGATGCAAAGACATGTGAAAGGAGTCAATCCGTATGACAAACGATGAATTGCAGAAACTGGCAGCAGCCCTGACCGATTGCGGAAAGGCGCTGCTGAAGATTTCCGAAGCCATGGCGGTGAAAGAAGATAATCCGCCAGCTTCAGAAGCAAAATCTGAGAAGGCTGAAGAGCCGCTGACCCTGGAAGATGTCCGTAAAGTTGCTGCCGACAAGGCTCGCAAGGGATTCACAGCAGAAGTCCGCAGCCTCATTCAGAAGTATGGGGCGGACAAGCTGTCCGGCATTGATGCGGCACAGTATGAAGCGTTCCTGAAGGAGCTAGAGGTGATCGGTCATGCCGGGTAAACACGCGGTGCTGTCCGCATCTTCCTGCTACCGATGGTTGGCCTGCCCGCCGTCCGCCCAGGAATGTGCCAATTTGCCGGATACCTCCAGTGAATTCGCCCGCCAGGGAACAGATGCCCATACGCTCTGCGAATTCAAGGTGAAGACAGCTCTGGGGCAGAAGATGGAAGACCCGACGAAATCCCTGACGTACTTTGATGAGGAGATGGCGGAATGCACTGATGAATATGCGCAGTTCGTTATGGAATGTCTGGCAGCGGCCAAAGCATCCTGCAAGGACCCGCTGATTATGATTGAACAGCAGCTGGACTTTTCCAAGTGGGTTCCTGGCGGGTTCGGAACAGGCGACTGCCTCATCGTGGCCGACGATACCCTGACGGTCATCGATTACAAGAACGGCCTGGGAGTCCTGGTGGATGCCGAGAAGAATCCGCAAATGATGTGCTATGCCCTCGGCGCACTGAACTTGTTCGATGGCATCTATGATATCCACCAGGTGTCCATGACCATCTTCCAGCCCCGCCGGGACAACGTCAGTACCTGCACCATGAGCAAAGAAAAGCTGCTCCAGTGGGCCGAAACGGTGTTGAAGCCCGCCGCGGAACTGGCGGCCAAAGGCGAAGGGGAGTACAAGGCTGGCGACCATTGCCGTTTCTGCAAAATCAAGGCGACATGCCGCAAGAGGGCTGAATATAACCTGGAACTGGCTCAGTATGATTTCGCCGTCCCGTCCACGCTTCAGGATGAAGAAATCGAAGCCGTCCTGGCCAAGGCCGATGACTTGGTGAACTGGGCCGGCGACGTCAAAGATTACGCCCTGCAGCAAGCCCTTTCCGGCAAGCAGTGGGCCGGTTGGAAATTGGTCGAAGGCCGGTCGAACCGTCGTTACGTCAGCGAAGACGCCGTTGCCGCCAAAGTAGAAGAAGCAGGCTTCGACCCGTATGAAAAAAAGCTGCTCGGCATTACGGCGATGACGAAACAACTTGGCAAGAAGCGGTTCGAAGAATTGTTGTCAGATTTAGTTGAAAAGCCGCAGGGCAAGCCAGTCTTGGTGCCGGAATCGGATAAACGCCCGGCCATGCACACCGCGGCAGACGATTTCAATATTGAAAATTAGGAGGAATTTATCATGACAAAAAAATTTACTAATCCTTGTAAGGTAATCACAGGAGTCAATACCCGCTGGTCTTATGCAAATGTTTGGGACCCGAAGTCTATCAATGGTGGTACGCCGAAGTATAGTGTATCTCTCATCATTCCGAAGTCCGATACGGAAACGGTCGAAAGCGTCCGAGCTGCTATCAAGGCTGCCTATGATGAAGGCCAGGGCAAACTCAAAGGTAATGGTCGGGTGGTACCGGCTCTCGAAGCTATCAAGACCCCGCTCCGTGACGGCGACTTGGAACGCCCTGGTGATGATGCGTATAAAGACAGCTTCTTCGTCAATGCCAATTCGGCTACCAAGCCGGGCATCGTCGATGCCGACTGCCAGCATATCCTGGAACGCTCTGAAGTCTACTCCGGCGTCTATGGCCGTGCGTCCATCAACTTCTATGCCTTTAACAGCAACGGCAATAAAGGCATTGCTTGCGGACTGAACAATCTGCAGAAAATCCGTGATGGCGAACCCCTCGGTGGCAAGCCCCGTGCAGAAGATGATTTTGCTACAGCTGACGATGATGATTTCCTGGCATAAGGAGGCGCGATTATGGAAACTATGATGAGACTGATTCTGGACGGCCTGTACTGCCTGGTTGCACTGTGCGCCGGCGGGTTCTTCGTGGCCATGATTTATACGGATATCAAAAAAGACCAGTGGGATGAAGAAATGGCCCGGCACCGGGAAGAACGGGAAGAAGAATATCATCGCAAGCAGATGGAATCCTTCCGGAAATAAGTAGTAGTGAATAGCGGCGGCGGGGCCTTGTGCCTCGCCGTTTTTTCGAGGTGAAGAGTATGAAAACCATCAGTATCGATATTGAAACGTTCAGCGATGTTAACTTGGCCAAATGCGGCGTGTACAAATACGCAGAATCGCCAGCCTTTGAAATCCTTCTCTTTGGGTATGCCGTGGACGGTGGTGAGGTACAGGTCGTTGACCTGGCGCAGGGAGAGAGCATCCCGAACGCTATCCTGGATGCCCTGACCGATGAAACCGTCATCAAGTGGGCGTTCAATGCCAGCTTCGAACGGGTATGCCTGTCGCGATACCTGCGTGATTTTGGGATGAGCCTGGACCCGTTCCATGACCATCATCCGCTTTCCCGGGACTGTGCCAGGTTCCTCAATCCGGCGGGATGGAAATGCTCCATGATCTGGTCGGCCTATATGGGCCTGCCTCTTTCTCTGGAAGGCGCAGGGGCCGTACTGAAGCTGGACAGCCAGAAGATGAAGGAAGGCAAAGACCTGATTCGCTATTTCTGTGTTCCCTGCAAGGAAACCAAGTCGAATGGTGGCAGGACGAGGAACCTTCCTCGGCATGCACCCGATAAATGGACACTGTTCAAGTCCTACAACAAACGGGATGTGGAAGTGGAAATGGCCATCCAGGAGCGACTGAAAAAGTATCCTGTCCCGGAGCCGATATGGGATGAATATCATCTCGACCAGGAAATCAACGACCGGGGCATCGCCATTGACCGGACACTGGCTGAGAATGCTATCGCCATCGATGCCCGCAGCCGGGACAGCCTGATGGCTGTACTGAAGGAAAAGACGGGCCTGGAGAATCCGAACTCCGTTGTTCAGATGATCAGCTGGCTGGAACAGCATGGGATGAAGACCGATTCCTTGGGCAAGAAGCAGGTACAGGAACTGCTGAAGACGGCAGAAGAACCGCTTCGCAGCATACTGCTGCTCCGGCAGAAACTGGCCAAATCCTCGGTCAAAAAATACCAGGCCATGGAGATGACGGCTTGTGAGGATGGCCGGGCCAGGGGCATGTTCCAGTTCTATGGGGCCAACCGGACCGGGCGTTTTGCCGGCCGGCATATCCAGCTGCAGAATCTTCCACAGAACCATCTGCCGGATTTGGCGGAAGCACGGGAACTGGTACGCCAGGGAAATTATGCAGCACTGGAACTCCTGTATGATTCCATCCCCGATGTCCTTTCCCAGCTGATTCGCACGGCCTTTGTGCCACGGAAAGGGATGAAGTTTGTCGTATCGGACTTTTCGGCGATTGAAGCCAGGGTGCTGTCGTGGCTGGCAGGAGAAACATGGCGTTCGGATGTCTTTGCCAGGAATGGGGATATCTACTGTGCTTCGGCCAGCTCCATGTTCGGCGTTCCGGTGGAAAAACATGGCGTCAATGGACATCTCCGGCAGAAAGGGAAAATCGCAGAACTGGCCCTTGGCTATGGCGGCTCTACAGGTGCGCTGAAGGCCATGGGCGCCCTGGACATGGGACTTACGGAAAACGAGCTGTATCCTTTGGTGCAGTCCTGGCGGTCGGCCAATCCGCATATCGTCGATTTCTGGTGGCAGGTGGATGCCACCGTGAAGACAGCCATCAAGGAACAGATCCCCATGCGGGCCGGCTGCATCCGCTTCCTCTGCCAGAGCGGCATGCTGTTCATCCAGCTTCCAAGCGGACGGCGGCTTTCCTATGTGAAGCCCCGGATAGGCGAGAACCGCTTCGGCGGGGAATCCGTCACCTATGAAGGCATCGGCGCAACGAAAAAGTGGGAACGGCTGGAGAGCTACGGCCCGAAGTTCGTGGAAAACATCGTCCAGGGCATCAGCCGGGATATCCTCTGCTATGCCATGCAGACCTTGCGGTGCTGTGCCATCGTCGGCCATGTCCATGATGAACTGATCATCGAATGCAGCCGGGATGCCAGTGTCGATGCCATCTGCGAGCAGATGGGACGTATACCGTCCTGGGCCGAAGGATTGTTGCTCCGGGCAGACGGATACGAATGTGAATTTTATCAAAAAGATTGAAACGGAGGTACTTAAAGCAGCGGATTCTGTCCTGTTACTGATAGAGGATGAGTTCCTCGGAAATTTTAACGAAAGGTGGAATCCGCTATGAAGAATTTGATTCCTGAAGATGATTACGGTGTGTTTGCTGACCAGAAAGGGGTAGCCAGAGTCGATAGCCTGTTTGTCGCTGCAACTTTTGAGAAAGGCCATCGTCACGTATTGCGGGATATCACCAGAATCATTGAGCCCAGATCTGGGCTCAGTGAAAATTTCATCCATGACAATTTTATACTCAGTACCTACAAAGATGCCAGAGGAAGGAAACTGCCGCGTTACCTGCTGACCCGTGATGGCTTCACGATGCTGGTCATGGGCTACACAGGCCCGAAGGCGATGCACTTTAAGGAACTCTACATCCAGCGTTTCAACGAGATGGAACAATGTGTCCGGTCGCTCCTGTCTGCCCGGCAGGAATTCCCGATGCTGACGGATATGATCTGCCGCCTGCATGAAAGCCCGAAGCCGTACCACTTCAGCAACGAATGCGACATGCTGAACCGCATCGTTCTCGGCATGTCTGCCAAGCAGTTCCGGCTGGCCAACGGCATCGAAAAAGGGCAGAGCATCCGGCCTTATCTGACCGCGCAGCAGATTCATGCGCTGGACCGGCTGCAGCACCTGGATTACGGCCTGCTGTATTCCTGCCCGGATTTCCAGCAGCGCAAACAGATGCTCATGACCTATTACAAGACGGAACTGGAGGGATGAGGCATGTTTTACGTAAAGGAACCGATTCATGATGCCATGGAGGTCACGATTGAAATCAGCGATGAGAATGTATTCTGCCGCTGCCCGGTTTGTGGCAGGGAAGTGCTGGTGAATCTGGAGGAAGTCCTGGGCGACGGGAAGGGCGACCTGTTCGGTACAGCCGTCCTGTGCGAAGACTGCTCCCGGGAACTGATGGAGGTGCGCGATGGAGATGGATCCGAAGCGTAATGCGGAACACTACCCGGACCCGACGGCTTATCAGGCCATCCGGAATGCGGAACCTCCAAGGTTCCCGTTCCGGCCCGTGGTGTATGTCTGCTCGCCCTATGCCGGGAATGTGGATGCCAATACAGCCAGAGCGAGGAAATACTGCCGCTATGTGACAGACCAGGGAGGCATTCCGCTGGCTCCGCATCTGTATCTGCCCCAGTTCCTGGATGAAAAGACGGAGCGGGACCTAGCCCTTTTCATGGATATCGCACTTCTGTCCAAGTGTGCGGAACTCTGGGTGTTCGGCGATGTCGTCTCGGACGGGATGCAGATAGAAATCGAGTATGCCAGACGCAAAAGGAAGCCCGTCCGGTATATCAAGGAGGTTTAAGAATCATGGAATTTACCCTTTATACGGCTGCTGTTACGGGGGCAGAGGCCAATTGCCGTTATCCGGAACAGCGGAAAATCGGCTGTGCGGAAGACCTTGAAGCAGCGGCTGCGTTTGACCATGTCTGTGTGGCATTCAAAAATGATTACCGGAAACGGGAGAACTTTCTCTCATCGGATGTCCTGGTCATGGACTGCGATAATTCGCATACGGAAAATCCTGCTGAATGGATGACCATGGAGAAATTCCTGGCCATGATACCGGAGGTCTCGGTGGCCATCGTCCCATCACGGAATCACATGAAGCCCAAAGACGGGAAGTGTGCCAGGCCGCGCTTCCATGTTTATTTCGGGATTCCCGGAATCACAGAGGAACCGTGCTATACGGAGCTGAAACGGGCTGTTTATCACGCATATCCTTTTTTCGATGAAGCGGCCCTGGATGCAGCCCGTTTCATCTATGGCTGCCCGGCTGAGAAGGTGCTGTGGCAGGATGGGAAAATGACGATTGACCAGGTGCTTAAGGCCCGGGAAGCCGGGACACACAGCATTCCCCAGGGACAGCGCAATAATACCATGAGCCGCTTTGCCGGCCGGGTCATCAAACGGTATGGAGCAACAGAGCGGGCATACTCTATTTTTCTTGAAGAAGCCGAAAAATGCGACCCGCCGCTTGCTGATTCGGAACTCAATAAAATCTGGCAGAGTGCTGTACGTTTTGGTGAACGCATTGCCAGACAGGAAGGGTACGTCAGCCCGGACCAGTACAATAACGATTTTGCCTGTCAGGGCAGCCTGAAGCCGGAAGACTATTCGGATATCGGCCAGGCCAAAGTGCTGAAACGGGAATATGGCGATGAGCTGCGGTATACGGAAAGTACCGATTTCCTCCGGTACAACGGTATCTATTGGGCTGAATCCCATCAGGAAGCCATCGGCGCAGCGGAGGAATTCCTGGAACTGCAGCTAGCAGATGCCAGGGAACAGATGGAAGCTGGCAGGAAGGCACTGCAGGAAATGGGTGTTGCGTCAGAACTCATCGACAAAGGCGGCCGGATGCTGGAGAAAGTCATCGAAGGCAGTCAGCAGAAAGCCTTCCAGTCCTACCAAGCGGCTTTGGCATATTATTCCTTTGTCATGAAGCGGCGGGATATGCGCTACATCATTTCGGCCCTGCAGGCCCTGAAGCCGATGCTGCTCATTCCCATCCAGGCCCTGGATGCGGATGAATTCCTGCTCAACACGCCTTCGTTTACGTATGACCTGCGGCAGGGGATGGCGGGCAGGCGGAATCACCGTCCGGAAGATTATATTACCAAATGTACCGCTGTCGATCCAGGAGAGGAAGGGAAAGCGGTCTGGCAGCAGGCCCTGGGCGAGTTTTTCACAGGCGACCAGGAACTGATTGATTACGCCCAGGAAATCTGCGGGCTTATGGCTATTGGCAAAGTGTACGTGGAAGCCCTGGTCATTGCCTATGGCGATGGACGGAACGGGAAATCTACGTACTGGAACTCCATCGCCCGGGTGTTGGGAAGCTATTGCGGCGGCATTTCTGCGGATGCCCTGACGGCGAACTGCAAGCGGAACATCAAGCCGGAAATGGCGGAACTCAAGGGCAAGCGCATGGTCATCGCGGCCGAGATGGAAGAAGGTGTCCGGCTTTCTACTTCCGTCCTGAAGCAGCTCTGCTCTACGGATGAAGTCGGCGGCGAAAAGAAATACAAGACGCCGTTTACCTTTGTACCGACCCATACGCTGGTCCTGTATACCAATCATCTGCCCCGCGTCGGGGCCAGTGATGAAGGGACATGGCGCCGGCTTATCGTCATCCCCTTCAAGGCACAGTTTGAAGGCCATGGCGAAATCAAGAACTATGCGGATTATCTGGTGGAAACAGCCGGGCCTGCTATCCTGCGCTGGATCATCGAAGGAGCAGAGAAGGTCATTGCCAACGAGTACCACCTGACCATGCCGAAGTGTGTGCGGGATGCTATCCAGGAATACCGCGGACAGAATGACTGGCTCCGCCATTTCCTGGAAGACTGCTGCGATGTGAATCCATCATGCCAGGAAAAGTCCGGGGCGCTTTATACGGCCTACCGCTTGTACTGCCAGCAGATGAACGAGTATACCCGCAGCACGACAGATTTTTATGGAGCCCTGGAGAAAGCCGGGTTCGACAGGCGCAAGCGGAAAGCCGGGTATTTCATTTATGGATTGAAACTGAAAGTCACAGATTTCTTGTAAGAAAAGGGAAGGGTGCAGGTCGGTGCAGGTCTATCCATAAACTCCCTTTAGGGCTGAAAAATAGAAAAAACGCCTTTAAGGAAAGTTTGCGGAACGACCTTCAACGACCTGCACCCCTATAAAAAAGAGGTAATACCTATGCGTGAAAAAGAGATAGAACATCATCTGGTGATGGAAACCAGGAAACGCGGTGGGATGGCATTGAAGTTTGTTTCCCCATCATACAGCGGTATGCCGGACCGATTAGTGCTTTTGCCGGATGGAATGATGGCCTTTGTAGAAGTGAAGGCACCGGGACGGAAGCCAAGGCCTCTGCAGAACAGCCGCCATGCCATGCTTCACAGGATGGGATTCAGAGTTTACGTCCTGGATGCCGTCAAAAATATCACGGCAATGTTGGATGAAATTACACATGCACGAGACGGAAAGGAAAGTGATGCCGGATGAAGTTTCTGCCGCATGATTATCAGAAATATGCCATCGACTACATCAAGACCCATCCGGTTACGGCCCTGTTCCTAGACATGGGACTTGGCAAGACAGTGACGACGTTGACGGCCATCCGCGATTTGATGTACGATTCCTTCGAAATCAAACATGTACTGGTCGTAGCGCCATTGCGGGTCGCTCGGGATACTTGGCCGGAAGAAATCCGGAAATGGGATCACCTGAAAAATTTGACTTGTTCTGTCGTGGTCGGCAGCGTGTCAGAACGGAGACGGGCCTTGCAGCAGGAGGCGGATATCTATATCGTGAACCGCGAGAACCTGGCCTGGCTCTATGAGAACAGCCGCCTTGATTTCGATATGGTCGTCCTGGACGAGCTGTCGAGTTTCAAGAACCACCAGTCGAAGCGGTTCCGGGCTATGAAGGCCTTGCGCCCCGGAGTGAAACGCATCGTCGGCCTTACGGGAACGCCCAGCGGCAATGGTTTGATGGATCTCTGGGCCGAGTTCCGCATCCTGGATATGGGAAAGCGGCTGGGGAGATATATCAGCCAGTATCGGAACCTGTACTTCCAGCCGGACAAGCGCAACGGCATGGTGGTGTATTCCTACAAACCCCTGCCGGGTGCGGTAGAAGCCATCTATCACCAGATTGCCGACATCACCGTGTCCATGAAAGCAACAGACTATCTGGAGATGCCGGAGCTGGTGAGTGTGGCGAAGGAAGTCAGCCTGAGCGAAAAGGAAAAGGAACGGTATGACGAACTGAAGAAGTCCCTGGTGCTGGAGCTTCCAGGCGGCGAGGTCACAGCTGCCAATGCTGCATCGCTTACCCTAAAGCTTTCGCAGATGGCGAACGGTGCCATTTATACAGACGACAAGGATGTGGTGACCATCCATGACCGGAAGCTGGATGCCCTGGAAGATCTGGTGGAAAGCGCCAACGGGAAACCGGTTCTGGTGGCCTATTGGTTCAAGCACGATAAAGACCGCATCCGTAAGCGGATGGAAGCCCGGGAGCTGAAGGAGCCGCAGGATTTCGCCGACTGGAATGCAGGAAAGATCCCCGTGGCTCTTATCCATCCGGCCTCTGCCGGACACGGGCTGAACCTGCAGCAGGGCGGTTCCATCCTGATCTGGTTCGGCCTGACTTGGAGCCTGGAATTGTACCAGCAGACCAACGCCCGGCTCTGGCGGCAGGGACAGATGGACAAGACGGTCATCATACAGCACATCGTAGCCAGGGACACGATTGATGAGCGCATCCTGCAAGTCTTGGAACACAAAGACGGAACCCAGGCCGCACTGATTGACGCCGTGAAAGCTGACCTGGGGATGACGGAAACGGGAAATGGGGGTATACTATGAAGCAGGACTCGGAAGGAGAAGAAAAGCGTATGGAAGCCAAGGCGTACCTGGAACAGGCACGGAACATCAACATACAGATAGACAGCAAGCTGGAGCAGGTATCCGCTTTGTGGCAGCTGGCCATCAAGGCATCATCGACACTCAGCCCGGTGCCGCCGAGCGGGACGCCCAACCCGCACCGGCTGGAAGAAACCATCGCCCGCATGATGGATATGGAGCATGAAGTGGATGAAGCCATCGACGGCTTGGTCGAACTCAAGGCAGACATCATGAAGGCCATCAGCCGGGTGCCGGATGCCCGGGAACGGGTTGTCCTGGAACTCCGCTACCTGGCCTTCAAGGACTGGGCGTCCATTGCCGATGCCCTCGGACTTCATATCCGCCAGGTGTACCGCCTGCATGACGAAGCCCTGAAACACATCGAGATTCCTGGAGAATGTCACTAAATGTCACTAAAGCAGCACTTGATGTCACTGGCTTCTGTAAGATATACTATAATCAGCAAGAAAAGAATGAGGGACCGTGGTTTAAAAGCCATCGGTCCTTTTTTGATGCCGGAGATGATACGAATGCCAAGAAGACCACAGACACCGTGCAAGTATCCGGGATGCCCAAGGCTGGTGCCGTATGGGAGAAAATATTGTGACGAACATGAACAGCAGTGCCAGGGCGAACGGAAGAACGCGGTGCTGCGCGGCTACGGGAGAGAGTGGCAGAAAGCCAGGAAGTTCTTTCTGAATCGTCATCCATGGTGTGTCCGATGCAAAAAGAAAGGACGGCTCGTCCCGGCAACGGTCGTGGATCATATCAAGCCGCATCGCGGCGACCCGGACTTGTTCTGGGACGAAAAGAACTGGCAGACTTTGTGCAAGAGCTGCCATGACCATAAGACGATGACCGAAGACCGGGAAATAAGATATCAATATTAGTCAAAAAAAGAGACTCGACGCATCGAGTCTCTTTAGGGCCTAGTCCGAAGACGTCAGCCACTTTCTTCAAAGTTATTATAGCAAATAAATTCCCCAAAAGCAAGAAAATTATAATTATGACCTTGTGAGGAATGCTTTTAGTGATTCCATATTCTGCCTTGTTCCTGAACCAAGAATTTGATTCCAAATAGGAGTTGAAATTTGTTGGCGTAATAGTTCTTTGCTATTATTATAACCAGAAATGAGTTGTTTACATTCTGTTTTTGTTACTTGCATTTTTCTTAGCACATAAATGATTAATATGATGTAAGCATCAATATATTGAAAATCAATTTGTTGAACAGATGTTTCTTTCTGCAAGAGGCTAACAAGGCGTGGACTAATTTTATTGGTACGGAAGCGAGCATCAAAAATTACATTGTTATGAGCGATTGCATTACGTAGATCCTTAATTGTAAAGATAATATCTTTAGTCAATTCACCGTCGGCGTCCAGATTTGAAGGTAGTCCTAACAACTTAGAGGTATAGAGTTTTACACTTTTATTACAACACCAAAAGAAGGTGCCAAAATCTCCAAGTGTCATGGATTCAAATATAGCCCAGATAGGAATTTCACGATCTTGATTGAAGAAGTGATTAACAATTTGATTATGTTGACCATAGTCACGTTTAAGCGTATTGTTAATGGAACCGCGTAATGTCATTCGCTTAGTGAAAAAACGTTTATATTCATGACTACCAGCTCCAAATGTTTTATAATAAGTCAGAGAACGATTAAAGATGTCATTAATGTTTTCGGATTTGCTATCAGCAAGGACAGCCTCAATGACATAGCTTTTGAGCGCTGTTTCGATGAACATGACTTTTGAATACAGCAATGATTTTAAATGCATATCAAAATTATTAATGGCGAGTAGTTCATCGAAGGTGCGGAAGGATATTCGATTTTGAGGAGTGCGGATGAAACGATATCCTTTATATCCGTGGTAATAGCCAAGGTTTCGTAAAGCATGAGCCTGGTTGCTTTTTATGGACATGTTATGATTATTACGTAAGTAACGCATCATTTGTCTTATAGTGAGCATGAATACTGACCTCTCCCGTTTTCTTTTTATTATAACATTGGAAATGGGAAATGAATAGAATAATAATGGGCGGGGGGATGTCAATCTCTGTAGCTCTTCCGTCCATGACCGCCGCCCCCTCAAATGGGAAAAACCGCGAAATTCATAAGGGGGGATATAAGAACGGTCTTCAACCGAATATCAGGCAGCTCCAGGCTTCTGGCCCGGGGCTTTTTTATTGCCAGGAAGAAGGGGACCTTCATGAATGACTGCCAGCGCAGGCAGATTGAAGCCATGCGGAAACAGGGGATGGGATACAAGGCCATCGCCCGGGAAACGAAGCTGTCACGGGACAGCGTACGGAATTATTGCCGCTGGCATCATCTGAACGGATACGGAGCCGCCATTGCCGCGGCATCCAGAAAGGAAACAGTGTATGAAGACATCGGATATGGAATGGAAAGTCCTGCCCATCGGCCAGCTGAAGCCTGCGGCATATAACCCCAGGAAGCAGCTGAAGCCCGGCGACAAGGAATATGAAAAAATCAAGCACTCCATCCAGGAGTTCGGTTATGTAGAACCCATCATCGTCAACTATGACATGACCGTCATCGGCGGGCATCAGCGCCTGACTGTGCTGAAAGAATTGGGCTATGAAGAAGTCCAGTGCGTGGTTGTCCATCTCGAGGATGAACACAAGGTCAAGGCCCTCAATATCGCACTCAATAAAATCACTGGCGCCTGGAACGAACAGCTCCTGGCTGATCTCATCGTGGATTTGCAGAGCGTCGATTTCAATGTAGACCTGACGGGCTTTGAAGCCCCGGAAGTGGAGCAGCTCTTTTCCAAAGTCCACAACAAGAAGGTAAAAGAAGATGACTTCGATGTGGACGGAGAACTGGAACAGCCGGCTATGGCCAAGGCAGGGGATATCTGGCTTCTGGGGGAACACCGCGTCATCTGCGGCGATGCCACGCTGCCGGAAACCTACACACGGCTGATGGACGGCAAGAAAGCTAATCTGGTGCTGACGGATCCTCCGTACAATGTGGATGTGGAAGAAACGGCGGGGAAAATCAAGAACGACAATATGCCGGACGATAAATTCTATCAGTTCCTGTTCAGCGCTTTCGTCAACATGGAGCAGAACATGGAACAGGATGCATCTATCTATGTGTTCCACGCCGATACGCAGGGGCTGAACTTCCGCAAGGCCTTCAAGGACGCAGGCTTCTACCTGTCCGGTTGCTGCATCTGGAAGAAGAACGCCCTGGTCCTGGGCCGCAGTCCGTACCAGTGGCAGCACGAACCGTGCCTGTTCGGCTGGAAGCTAAACGGGAAACACCAGTGGTATTCCGACCGCAAGCAGACAACCATCTGGGAATATGACCGGCCGAAAGCCAGCAAGGAACATCCGACCATGAAGCCCGTGGCGCTCATGGCCTATCCCATACAGAACTCGTCCATGAGCCACTGCATCGTCCTGGACCCGTTCCTCGGATCCGGCTCCACGCTCATGGCCTGCCAGCAGACGGACCGCATCTGTTATGGCATCGAGCTGGACGAGAAGTTCGTCGATGTCATCGTGAAGCGGTATATCAGCGAGTGCGGGAGTGAAGGCGTGTTTGTACTGCGTGGGAATGAGAAAATTACTTATGATAAAGTGCAAGAATGACTTGCTATTATCGGCTTTCAGAGTGATATATGTACTAGCAAAACAAGGAGGTACATAGACCATGACAATCCAGACGAACCTGAACGACCGCAAGGAACTGGCCAGACAGCTGATTCCCTTCAACCATAATGAAAAGCTCCGCTACACCGGGACGCCGGCCTTTGCCTACGAAGGGCAGGGCTTCCGCATCCTTCGCAGCGGCGATATCGAATGCGATGATGAAAAGACAGAAGCCGCCATCACGGCGTTCCTGCAGGAAGCAGACATCCTTCCACAGCCAGAACCGGCAGAAGAATCGGCATCCGAAATGCCGCAAGAAATGCCAGAAATGGATGCAATGCCGCAGACGGCAATGGAGCCGGACAGGATGGAAATCAAGGTCCCCATTGATGGCATGGACGGGACGCAGCTCCGCAACCTGGTCTTCATGCTCCATGCCCAGCAGCACCTGCTGAACCGGGCTGCAGGGCATGACAACATCCGTGTGCCGGACAGGCTGGTGAAAGACCTGAAAGAAGAATCAGGTACAGACAGGACATCCTTCTTTGCCATCTATCAGAACTACGGAAAGGAAGGGCAGGGGTTCCTGATTGCCGCAGATACGGTGACATTCTGTTTCGCCGCGACCGGCAATGCTGTGAAGAACCGTGCCCTAATTGAACTGGCGGCTTTCATGGTCAGCGCGGCGAAAAAGGCGAAACGGGTCCAGCCCGCCACACGGAAGCCGGAAAACGAGAAATACTACCTGCGGATGTGGCTCCTGCGCATCGGCATGGGAACCAAAGCCAGCCACGAATCGCGCATGGCCCTGCTGAAAGGCATGAACGGATGGAGCGCTTTCCGCACGGAAGAAGAGGCTATGGCTCATGCCAAAAAGCAGAAGGAACGCCGGCATCTGAACCTGTAAACTTTCAATTTAATTCATAATTATTCTCAATATGACTTGCTATTGTGTGCCTTTAGAGTGATATATAGTGTACCGAAAGAACACACGCACACATAGAAAGGACAGAGATGATTATGAAAACACTGCACTTTGGAATCGAAATGGAAATGACAGGGATTACGAGAAGCCGGGCCGCCAGCCTCATGGCCCGCTTCTTCGGGACGGAATGTCGGCACGAAGGCGGAGCCTACGATACCTACACTGCAAGGGATGAACAGGGACGGAAATGGAAAGCCATGAACGACTCCAGCCTGGTTCCCCAGAAGAAGGTGAACGGAAACATTACAGATGCTTCCAGCTTCTACCGCACGGAAGTGGTCAGTCCCATCCTTTCCTACGAAGACATCCCGAAGCTGCAGGAACTGGTGCGGACGCTTCGCAAGGCCGGAGCTTTTGCCAACAAGTCCTGCGGCATCCACATCCATGTCGGGGCCGAACAGTTCACGGCAAAGACCCTGCGGAACCTGGTGAACATTATGGCGAGCAAGGAAGACATGATTTACCGCGCTCTCCAGATCAACCCCTCGCGGGAAAGCCGGTACTGCCGGAAGACGAACACCGCTTTCCTGAAGGATCTCAACCGGAAAAAGCCGGTCACCCTGGACGGCATCGCTGAACTCTGGTATCAGGAAGCGCCTTATGGACGGAATCATCATTACAACAGCACCCGCTACCACGGGCTGAACCTGCACGCCACCTTCACCAAGGGAACCGTCGAATTCCGGCTTTTCAACGGGACGCTTCACGCCGGGGAAATCAAGGCATACATCCAGTTCTGCCTGGCTGTCGCCCATCAGGCCCTCACGCAGAAGAAGGCCTCGGCACGGAAGACCGAGACGGATAATGAGAAATACGCCTTCCGGTGCTGGATGCTCCGGCTCGGACTCATCGGCGACGAATTCAAGACCTGCCGCCTCCACTTCCTCAAACACCTCACGGGCAATTCCGCATGGCGCAATGCCGCCGCTTGAAGGAGATAGCCTTCCGGGCAGCTTCGGCTGCCCTTGGGGTGGTAGAAGGGCATTCCCTTCAGAAAGGATGAGAGCGATGAAACAAAGAATCTACATTGCCTATGGCAGCAACATGAGTGAAGTGCAGATGGCGCAGCGGTGTCCCGATGCCACCCTTGCGGGGACAGGACGGGTAAATGGATATGAACTTCTCTTCAAAGGTTCCCTGACAGGATGTTACGCCACTATCGAGAAGAAGGCAGATGCCTTCGTGCCGGTTATTTTCTGGCGCATTTCTTCGGCGGATGAACGGCGGCTCGATGCCTATGAAGGCTTCCCACGGTTCTATTACAAGAAAACCGTCCCCGTTGAAACAGACAGTGGCACAATCCACGGCCTGGTGTATATCATGCACGAAGACCGCCGGTTCGGTATCCCGGAAGACTGGTACTACCAGAACATGGAGCGGGATTACCGCAAATTCGGTTTCGACCTGTCCGTCCTGCGGGCCGGTCTGCGGCACAGCCGAGAACGGATGGAAGGGACGCGGGTGCGGCTTATCGCCATGGATGACAGGCAGGCACCGCCCAGGGGAACTGAAGGCATCGTCCAGTTCGTCGATGATGCCGGGACCATCCATGTACAGTGGGATACGGGCAGCAGTCTTGGGCTGGTACCCGGAGCCGATGAATGGGAAGTCATCGAATAAGATGCATAACTATCGGATAAATGACTTGCTATTATGTGCGTTCAGAGTGATATATATACATGACGAAGGGGACGGGTCCCGAAGAAAAAGCACATGAAAGCGAGGAAACAACGATGACAAAGAAAGCAAAAGACTATCGGCTTCCCGAAACGGCCACGATGGAAACACTGGAGATGAACTGGAGCTGCATCCTGCAATTCGGAAACAAGGTCCTGCTGGCAGGGCATTACTTCAGCAAGGGCAGGGATTACTGGTACGGTGCAGTTTATAGATTTATCACCAGAGACCATACCTGCGAGGGGGAAATCAGGCTGACGGCAGTCAGCGACGAACTGTTCGATGACAATGGCCACGCCATCGAATGGGCCATGAAGAATTAAAAAAGAGAGTCAGAGGGGACCGCAGATGCGGCCTTCTCTGCCGTACAGCCCGCAAGGGCTTTTTTTATTGGGAGGTGAGCGCCATTGGCTGTACGAGGAAGAAAACCGAAACCGACGGCACTCAAGGTGCTGGAAGGCAATCCCGGCCATCGTCCTCTCAATAAGAAGGAACCCATGCCAAAGGGACGGCTCCCTCGCTGCCCGGACTGGCTGGAAGACGACGCCAAGAAAGAATGGAAGCGGCTGGGGAAAGTTCTCGCTGAGATGGGGATGCTGACCCATCTGGATATGATGGCCTTTGCCGGATACTGCCAGGCGTATGCCCGGTGGAAAGGGGCCGAAGAGTTCATCACCCAGCATGGGGCTATGGTGCGGACGCCGAACGGATACCTGCAGCAGGTGCCTCAGGTGTCCATCGCCCAGACGAACCTCAAAATCATGCTGAAGTTCTGTGAGCAGTTCGGCCTGACTCCGTCTGCTCGGAGCCGCATGATCGGGGAAGAAAACGGGGCAGAAACAGAAACGGATGAAATGGAACTGCTGCTAAGGGGGTGACAAGTTTGGCGTTTGTATATAAGCCGTCAGCGTTCATGCTGCCGGATTCCCGTTATGATGAAGAAAAGGCTGACCGTGCCGTCGCTTTCATCGAGCATCTCTGTCATACCAAAGGAAAATGGGCCGGGAAGCCTTTCCTCTTATTGCCCTGGCAGGAACAGATTGTGCGTGACCTGTTCGGCATCGTCAAGAAAAACGGGAAGCGACAGTTCCTGACGGCCTATATAGAGATTCCAAAGAAGAACGGGAAAAGCGAGCTGGCTGCAGCCATCGCCCTGTACCTTCTGTATGCCGATAACGAGCCGAGTGCCGAAGTGTATGGTGCGGCCTGTGACCGCAATCAGGCATCCATCGTCTTTGATGTGGCACGGCAGATGGTCGAGATGAGTCAGGCCCTGATGCGCCGTTCCAAGATACGGTCGGCCGGGAAGCGGATCATCAACTACCGCAATGCCGGGTTCTATCAGGTATTGTCAGCGGAAACAGGAACCAAGCACGGACTCAATGTATCCGGCCTGGTCTTTGATGAAATCCATGCCCAGCCGAACCGGAAACTCTACGATGTCCTGACCAAAGGCTCTGGTGATGCAAGGGAGCAGCCGCTCTTTTTCATCATCACTACAGCGGGCAATGACAAGAACAGCATCTGCTACGAACTGCATACCAAGGCCCTGGATTTGATGCAGGGCCGGAAGAAGGATTCTACCTTTTACCCGGTGGTCTATGGCCTGGAGCATGAGGAAGACTGGACGTACGAAGCGAACTGGTACAAGGCGAACCCGTCACTGGGCCACACCATACAGATTGACCGCGTCCGGGAAGCGTATCGGAATGCCGTCGAAAATCCGGCGGAAGAGAATGTCTTCAAGCAGCTCCGGCTCAATATCTGGACTTCGGCCAGCATCCGCTGGATACCGGAACAGGTCTACGACAAGGGGAATCTTCCCATTGACCGGGACTTCCTGCGGGGACGGATGTGCTACGGCGGGCTGGACTTGTCCAGTACGTCAGATATCACGGCCCTGGTTCTGGCTTTCCCGCCACGGAGCGATGACGAGAAATACATCCTGCTTCCTTTCTTCTGGCTGCCGGAAGATACGCTGGAACTGCGGTGCCGCCGGGACCATGTTCTCTACGACGTATGGCAGAAGCAGGGCTTCATCCAGACGACGGAAGGGAACGTCATCCATTATGGTTTCATTGAGAAGTTCATCGAAAAGCTGGGTGAAACATACCATATACGGGAAATCGCCTACGACCGGTGGAATGCTACCCAGATGGTGCAGAACCTGGAAGACATGGGCTTTACCATGGTGCCTTTCGGCCAGGGATTCAAGGATATGTCGCCGCCGTCGAAGGAGCTGTTCAAGCTCCTGATGGAAGGAAACATCGTCCATGGGGGCAATCCCGTCCTCAAATGGATGGCCGGCAATGTGGTCATGCGGCAGGATCCGGCCGGGAACATCAAGCCGGACAAAGAAAAATCCGTCGAAAAGATCGACGGAATCGTAGCGTCCATCATGGCACTAGACCGCTGTATCCGCAACGGGACAGGCAGCGGCAGTGTCTATGACGAACGAGGTGTTATTGCATTTTAAAGGCATCTGTAAAAATGGCAGGGGCTTTTTTTGTGCCTGTTTTGGGAGGTATTTTATGAGAATCCCCTTTTTATCCAGCCTGTTCCGTCCCCGGGATAAGCCTCAGAACTATTATATCGGCACGGATTTTCGTTACCTGTTCGGCCCTTCCGCCAGCGGCAAGACGGTGAATGAGTTCACGGCCATGCAGACGACAGCGGTGTATGCCTGCGTCCGTATCTTGGCGGAAACCCTGGCGGCCCTACCGCTCCAGATGTATCGTTACACGCCCGGCGGCAAAGAACGGGTCTATGACCACCCGCTGTACCATCTGCTCCATGATGAGCCGAACCCGGAGATGACATCGTTCATCTTCCGGGAAACGCTCATGAGCCATCTGCTCATCTGGGGCAATGCCTATGCCCAGATCATCCGGGACCGTCTGGGGCGGGTGCAGGGACTCTATCCGCTGCGGCCGGACAAGATGACCGTCTGTCGGGATGACCGGGGAAAGATTTTTTATCTGTACACCAAGACCAGTGATGAGAATCCGAACATCAAGCCATATGGGCAGGTGGCCCTGCAGAAGGAAGAAGTGCTGCATATCCCCGGCCTTGGTTTTGACGGCCTGGTCGGATATTCGCCTATTGCCATGGCCCGCAATGCCGTGGGCATGACCATGGCCTGCGAGGAGTATGGTGCGTCCTTCTTTGCCAACGGGGCCAGTCCCAGCGGGGTGCTGGAACATCCAGGCGTTCTGAAGGACCCGGCCAAAGTCCGGGATTCGTGGAATGCCGTCTACCGGGGAACGGGCAATGCCCACAAGGTAGCTGTGCTGGAAGAAGGCATGAAGTACCAGCAGATCGGCATCCCACCTGAAGAAGCACAGTTCCTGGAGACGCGGAAGTTCCAGCTCGATGAGATTGCCCGGCTTTACCGCATCCCGCCGCACATGATCGGCGACCTGGAGAAAAGTTCCTTCAATAACATCGAGCAGCAGTCCATGGAATTTGTGAAATACACTCTGGACCCATGGGTGATCCGCTGGGAGCAGGCCATGCAGAAAGCCCTGTTCCTGCCAGAAGAGAAGAAGCAGTATTTCCTGAAGTTCAACGTGAACGGCCTCATGCGCGGCGATTACGAGAGCCGCATGACCGGGTATAGCATCGGCCGGCAGAACGGCTGGCTGTCCGCCAACGATATCCGGGAGATGGAAGACATGAATCCCGTACCCGATGAGGAAGGCGGCAATCTGTACCTGGTGAATGGCAGCATGACCAAGCTCAAGGATGCCGGGGCCTTTGCCCAGAAGGGAGAAACGAATGAAACATAAATTTTGGAAGTGGGTGACCAATGCGGCCCCCGATGCCTTCGGCAGTGAACGGACGCTGTACCTGGACGGACAGATTTCGGACGAGACCTGGTGGGGCGATGAAGTGACCCCGAAGGCGTTCAAGGAAGAACTGAATGCGGGCAGCGGCGACATCACCCTCTGGATCAACAGCCCGGGCGGTGACTGTTTTGCCGCTGCCCAGATCTATAACATGCTCATGGATTATCCCGGGAAGGTCACCGTCAAGATTGACGGCCTGGCGGCTTCGGCTGCTTCTGTCATCGCCATGGCCGGGACGAAGGTCTGCATGTCGCCGGTGGCCATCCTGATGATCCACAATCCGGCGACCCTGGCTTATGGGGATAAAGCCGAGATGGAAAAGACCATCGGCATGCTGAGTGAAGTCAAGGAGAGCATCATCAATGCCTATGAAATCAAGAGCGGCCTGGCCCGCACGAAGATTTCGCACATGATGGATGACGAGACCTGGCTCAATGCCCGGAAGGCCGTGGAACTGGGCTTTGCCGATGAAATCCTTTTTGACCAGGAAGACGGAGAACAGCAGCCGGAAGCCATGCTGTACAGCCCGGTCACGGTGACGAATTCCTTTGTACAGAAACTGAAACCCAAGAAACCCTTGCAGAAAGTGCCAGCCGCTTCCTTAGAGAAACGGCTGGCATTGCTCATTCATTGACAGGAGGACAAATACAATGGATACGATTTTAGCACTGCGCGAGAAGCGCAAGAACCTCTGGGATGCGGCGAAAGCCTTCCTGGATACGGCCCGCGATGAGAACGGCATGGTATCGGCAGAAGATGCGGCCCGGTACGACAAGATGGAAACGGATGTGGTGAATCTGGGCAAGGAAATCGACCGTCTGGAACGCCAGCAGCAGCTCGATGCCCAGCTGGCCCAGCCGACATCTTCTCCCATCACGGAACAGCCCGGTACGGGGAACCAGGTTCCGGAAAAGAAAGGCTGTGCATCCCTGGCTTACCAGAAAGCCTTCTGGGACAGCATCCGCCATAAAAACTTCATCGATGTACAGAACGCCCTGAGCGTGGGCACGGATGCTGATGGCGGCTACCTGGTGCCGGATGAATTTGAGCATCAGCTCATCGACAAGCTCCAGGAAGAGAACTTCTTCCGCAGCCTGGCGACGGTCATCCATACCAGCGGCGACCGCAAGATTCCCGTCGTGACGGGACATGGCGAAGCGTCCTGGATGGAAGAGAACGGCCTCTATCCGGACAGCCAGGATACCTTCGGCCAGCAGTCCATCGGGGCGTACAAGCTGGGTACGGCTATCCGTGTATCGGAAGAACTCCTGAATGACAGCGTCTTCGACCTGGAAAGCTATATCGCCGGAGAATTTGCCCGCCGTATCGGAACGAAGGAAGAAGAAGCTTTCCTCACGGGCGACGGGAAGAATAAGCCGACTGGCGTGTTCCCGTCTGCGGAACTGGGAGTGACGGCCAATGGCGCATCCATCACCTTTGATGATGTCATCGACCTGTATCACTCCCTGCGTATCCCGTACCGCCGCAAGGCCGTATGGCTCCTGAACGATGCTACGATCAAGGCCTTGCGCAAAATCAAAGACAACAACGGCAACTACATCTGGCAGCCGTCCGTCACGGCCGGGACACCGGATACCATCCTGAACCGTCCCTGCTACTGCACATCCTTTGCCCCGGAACTGGCGGCCGGCAACCGTCCCATGCTCTTCGGCGATTTCAGCTACTATTGGATTGCCGACCGGGAATACCGCTCCTTCAAGCGGCTCAACGAACTGTATGCCGCCAACGGTCAGATTGGTTTCCTCGCAAGCCAGCGCGTCGATGGCATGCTGATGTTGAAGGAAGCGGTCAAGGCCCTGGAGATGAAGGCGAAGGGATAAGCCATGCTGGTCAGCCTGGAAGAAGCCAGGGAATATCTGCGGATTGATGAGGATGATACGTCCAATGATGACGTCATCCTGTCTTCCCTGGAAACGGCCCAGGCCTTGTGCCTGGACTTGGCCCGCTGCGAGGAAGCGGATGCCGAAGAGAATCCCGTCGTGTTTCATGAAGCCATCCTCTATGCCGCTGCCTTTTTGTATGAGCATCGGGAAGAAGCCGATTATTCCGGCCTGCTGAAGCGGCTGCGGTGGCTGCTGTTCGGGGTGCGGCGGAGCTATTTTTGAAAGGGGGATGCCTATGAAGACCGGGCTTTTGAACAAGCGAATTGAAATTCTGGGGAAGCAGGCGGCGACGGATGAATACGGCTTTGATACCCAGACCGACGTCGTGGTGTACCGCTGCTGGGCATCCATTGAGCCTGCCCGGGGCAAAGTGTTCTATGAGATGGAACGCAAGGCGGATACGGAGTACAGCAAGATTACCATCCGCTGGCGTCCGGGCGTCACTCATGACATGAAGGTGAAGTACCAGAATCACCTGTATGACATCGACACCATCGTGGACCCGTACATGCGCCACGAAGCCCTGGAACTGTACTGCACGGAAGAAGTGAGGGGGATGGACAATGAGCGGAAGTGACTTTGAGGTCAAAGGATTGGATGACCTTTCGGAAAAACTGCTTTCTATCATTGAAGAGTTTCCCGGCACTGCTGAAAAGGGCCTAGTGACGATTGGCAACAAGCTCAGGAAGGAATGCGTGAAGAACACGCCGGAAGGCAGCACGGGCAAGCTGAAGAAAGGCTGGAAGCACAAGGTGGAAGGCTATAACGGTTCGGAGCTGACCTATGAACTGGTCAATCGGCACCCGGTCCATCACCTGCTCAATAACGGCCATGTCAAGAAAACGCCGGGCGGCAGGACCGTTGGCTATTATGAAGGCCAGCATTATACGGAGAAATCCGTCAAAGCCTTCGAAGCCCGGGAATTGCAGCCAGGCCTGGAGAAACTGGCGAAAAAGCTCCTGAAGAAAGCAGGCGGCACATGATCCATGACATTGACATCCTGCAGGCCATACAGCAGAAGCTGAAGGAACGGTTCCCGTATCCCGTGTACCTGCAGGAAGTGAAGGAAGGGTTCTGTCCGCCAGCGTTTTTCCTGAAGACGATGACGGTGGCTTCGCCCCAGGGACGCAAGGAAGTGTACCGGGATACGGATATGTACATCACCTATATACCGCAGAAGCAGACGGCCAGCACATCCATCTATGAAGTGCTGGCTGCTGCAGAAGACCTGTTCCGTGACGGGATTGCCGTCCAGGACAGGTTTTTTGCTGTCCTCTCGATGAACGAGGAACTCATCGGGTCCGACAACGATGGCGGCCGGCTGACGCTGACCGTCCAGTACTATGATTCCGCCGATGAAACGGAAGCAGCCGAACGGATGAAAGTGCTGCATCAGCGGTATCAGGGAAAGGAGACAACGAAACATGAAAATGCCATCCATTAATGTCGTGTTCAAGGAAAAAGGCATCAGCGCCATCGAGCGCAGTGAGCGCGGCATTGTCCTCATGATCCTGAAGGAAGAGACCCTGCCTTCGGTGACAGAAGTGAATCTGTACACGGCAGATGACATCCCCAAGGAACTGTCCGACAGCAACCGGGAGCAGCTAGAACTGGCGCTCCGGGGCTATGTGAACAGCCCGAAGAAGGTCATCGCCGAAATCATCAGCAGTGAAGCCGAGGACTATACGGATATCCTGAAGGTCATCGAGAACAAGCGCTTCGATTACCTGGTCATCCCGGACATCGGAACGTCGCACATCGATACCATCGCCACCTGGGTCAAGGGGATGCGTACCAATAAAGACAAGATGATCAAGGCCGTCCTGCCAGACTGTACGGCAGATACGGAAGGCGTCATCAACTTCGTCAACAAGACCATCCGCACGAAGAGCAAGACCTATACGACGGCCCAGTACTGCAGCCGCATTGCCGGCATCATCGCCGGGACGCCCATGACGATTTCCTGCACCTACGCACCGCTGCCGGAAGTCATCGGCTGCGATGTCTGGACGAAAGAGGAAATGGACACCATGGCCGGGGCAGGGAAGTTATTCTTCTTCTTTGACGGTGAAAAGGTGAAACTGGCCCGGGGCATCAACTCCCTGGTGACTACCGTCCAGGACAAGGGGACGAGCTTCCAGAAAATCAAGCTCGTGGACCTGATGGACATGATGCACGATGATATCCGCACGACGGCCCAGGACCATTACCTCGGGAAGTACGCCAACAGCTATGCGAACCGCTGCCTCCTGGTGACGGCCATCCAGGGATATCTTGACCAGCTGGCCCAGGAAGGGCTGCTGGAACAGGACCAGAACACAGCCTATATCGATGTGGAATCCACTAAGATATGGCTGGAATCCAACGGCAAATATACCAAAGCGGAGCTGGCAGACATGTCCGAAATGGACATCAAGCTGGCCAATATCGGAAGCAATGTGTTCATCGCCGTCAAGGCATCGATCCTGGATGCCATGGAAGACGTGACGGTAACTATTCATATTTAGGAGGTGAGGCAGCATGAACAGCATGGAAGCCAAACGGGTCATGAACGGCAAGTACGCCGACCTTTATATCGACGGTGATCTAATGGCGGAAGCAACGGCATTTAAGGCCGAGGTCACGCTGACCAAGGAAGAAGTGAAGATGCTCCGCCATGTGGGCAAGGGCTACAAGGTCACAGGCTACGACTGCAAAGGCCAGCTGAAGCTGCACAAGGTGTCGAGCTACATGATCCGGAAGATGAACGACAACATCAAGGCGGGCAGGCAAACTGTCGTGACCATCGTCTCCGTCCTGGATGACAAGGATGCCATCGGCAGTGAGCGCATCGTCATCAAGGATGCGACCTTTGACAGCCTGATTCTGGCTGACTGGGAAGTGGACAAGATGGGTGAGGAAAGCTACAGCTTCACCTTCTCAGACTGGGATTTACTGGATTTAGCATAAGGAGAACAAGCACATGAATATGGTAGACCGGCTGCTGAAAGCAGATGTAGTGAACAAGCTGGCCGAACGGCCTGAAAAGAAAGTGAAGATGGAACGGCTCTCGAAGCTGTTCGGATTCGATTTTGTCATCACGCTCCGGGCCATCGACCCGGAACGCTATGCAGATATCCAGAAGATGGCCGTGGACTTCACCAACGGCAGTGCCGATAACATCGACATTTATCAGATGCAGACCCAGACGCTCCTGGCGGGGATTGCAGACCCCGATCTCAAGAACAAGGACCTGCTGGAAAAATTCGGGGCCGTACTCCCTGGTGACATCATCCGCAAGCTCTTTCTGGCCGGAGAGATTGCCGACCTTACGGCACAGATTACGGAACTCAACGGCTACACTACGCAGAAAAAAGCGGATGAAGCCGTAAAAAACTGATCCGGACCGATGGCGAAGTGCAGGCGATGTATCTCCTGTTCCGGGAGCATCACCTGCTGCCGTCAGCGGTCATGAAACTAGGATACGGTGAACGGCAGGTGTTGTACGCTTTTGTTCGGTATGAGATGGAAGAACGCAATAAAAAAGTATCTTCAACATTATCGGATTAACTGTTGAAAATACGGCTATCTGGCATAAAGTCATAAGGTAGGCTCAATCCACTTAGATATTTCATAGACGAAGTCGCTTTTTTTCTTGCATTGTGGGTGGCCGACACGTAGTACATGAAAGGCTTGATTGCCCAGCGTGGAAATGGCTTCCTGCCAGGGCATTTTTCTTTTCCCAATATCTTTAAAACCGTTGTAATGAATATTATAACGGTCAAAGACGTTAGGGATGTAATCGTCATAATACCAAGATGTATAAAAAATGACATGAGTAGGATGTATTACCTTTAATTCCTGCTGAAGGACTTTTAGGTTTAGGATACAGTTGGATTTTACAAAATCTGAGGTAGTATCCTTTCCTCCGGAATTGTTGCATTTGACAATATTGGTAAATGCGATGTGTTCTATGGAATCGTCACCGAATATTCTCAGAGTGATAGCACGAGTATAGCTCCAGTATGGCCAGCTTTTGTTCCACAGAGATTCACGGGTATATTGAAAGGGATTGCGGAAGCCGTCTTCAATCGTGCCGGGATTGTTTCTGGCATTTTTACCGACAAATAGAATTCTCTTGGAAGTTTTATTAAAATCGGAACCTACGCACCAACAGCCAATCGGCAAGGATAAACGCTCTCTCTTATGACATTCTTCACAGATTTTGCAAGTTCCAAGCCCCATATGGTGATATCGTTCAGCTAATCTTTTTTCTGTTTCATTGAAATAGCGCATTGGAATTCCTCCGTAAAGATAGATTTCTTTTATCTTACTATATTTTTATAGCTGTAACAACATTGAGAGGTGATATCTATTGGCCAATAACGTCATCGATGCTGCTATCCGTTTGCGGGATTTGTTCACGCCGACGGTGCGGAGCGTCAATGCCAGCCTGGGAACCATGAAGGCCCAGATGGCGGCGGCAAAACAATCGATCAGCGGCCTGTCGGACAAGCTGACGGAGCATGAGCGCATCCAGAAACGGACGGCAAAGAGCATCGAGCAGACGGGAAGCAAGATTTCCGGTATGTCAGACAAGATGGCCCTGCTGTCGGCACCTATCCTGGCGGCTGCGACGGCAGGCTTCAAGCTGCACAGCGACTTTGCCAATGGCATCGCCAAAATTTCGACTCTGGTGGATACGACGGTCGTTTCCATGCAGAAGGTCAGTGATGAAATCCGTGCTGTCAGCGATGAGACCGGGGCAGGCGTTGCCGACCTTTCCGAATCGGTCTACCAGGCCATCTCGGCGGGTGTTGATGCCGGCCATGCTGTAGGCTTTGTCAAGGATATGACCATCGCCGCCAAGGCCGGGTTCACAGATACGACAACTGCCGTAAACGGCGTCACGACCGTCCTCAATGCCTATGGTAAATCGGCAGAAGAGGCCACGGCGGTGACGGACCAGATGCTCCTGGCACAGAACTTCGGCAAGACATCCTTTGGCGAGATGGCCCAGTCCATGGGCAACGTCATCCCCATTGCGGCACAGCTCAATGTCAGCACCCAGGAACTGTTCGGTTCCATTGCCGTCCTGACCAAGAACGGTATCCGGACCAGCGAGGCCATTACAGGACTCAAGGCGGCCTACAGCAACATTCTGAAGCCGTCTTCTGAAGCGGCGAAACTGGCTCAGTCCCTTGGTCTTGAGTTCAACGCGGCTCATTTGCAGAGCGTAGGATGGGTGAAGTTCCTGGGCGAAGTGAAGCGGGCCACGGGCGGTGATGCCGAACAGATGGCCCAGCTCTTTGGTTCTGTCGAGGGCCTGAACAGCATCCTGGTCCTGACGGGCAAGGGAACCGGGGATTTCGATAAGGTCATGGACCAGATGGCCCAGTCTGCCGGCATGACCCGGGAAGCCTATGAGAAGATGCTGACCCCGTCGGAGCAGATGCAGATTGCTATGAACCAGCTGAAGAATGCCGGGATGGACCTGGCTGTTTCCTTTACCCCTTATTTCAAGACCATGTCCCTGCGGGTGAAGGAACTGGCGGCCTGGTTCCGGTCGCTGACGCCGGAGCAGAAGACGCTGATCGGCCAAGTGGCTTTCGGCATCGTGACCTTCCAGCTCTTCGGTTCCACCCTGGGACGGGTGCTGACGATAGGCGGACGGGCCTTTGGGACGTTCAGCTCCATCGCCGCGGGCATCAGCAAGGCCGGGAGCGTATCGAAGTATCTGGCTGCCCAGTTCAAGGGCCTCATCACGGTGGCAAGAGGCATCGCCATCGTTGCCAAAGGCATGGGCAGTACGTTACTGACAGTGGGCAGGCTGATGATTACGGTCATCCGGGCAGTCGGCGCAGCAGCGATGGCCAATCCCATCCTGATTGTCATCGCTGCCGTCATCGCAGGGCTGTATCTCCTCTGGAGCAACTGGGATACGGTTTCGCAGTATATCGAACAGGCCATCCAGGCGGTGTCGGATGCTGTGGATGCCGGGATGCAATGGATTGTTTCGGTCTGGGACGGGGCCATGAACGGCATCAGCGAGACGGCTTCCAGCATCTGGGAGAGCATCAAGGATACTTTCCGGAGCGGCGTGAACTGGGTCATCGACCAGGTGAACGGACTCATTGCCAGCGTCAACGGCCTGTCCATTGATATCCCGTCTCTGACAGGCGGGGCGCCGACTCATGTGGGATTCAATATTGAACCCATCAGTCATTTTGCCGGAGGCGTCGAGAACTTTGGCGGTGGTTTTGCGGTCATCAACGAAAACCACCGGGGCGAGCTGGTCCACCTGCCAAACGGCAGTACCGTGGTCCCGCATGATGAAAGCATCCAACAGGCTTTGCAGATTGGAAATGGCGGCATCACCATCCGCATCGATACCATGAACGTCCGCAGCCAGCAGGACATTGACGCCATAGCGGATAAGCTGGTGGAAAAAATCCGGCTGTATGGCATGAACCGCATGAAAGGGGCGACTATCTGATGGCTTCCTTCTTAGAATCTATTCTGAACGCTATCGGGCAGGTATCGCAGAATCTGACGATTTCCCTGTCCGCGGGCAGTTCCATCGTGACCTTTCCTGTGTTGCCGGCGGAACTGATGGTTTCCGTCAATACGAACCATGGCACGGTGAACATCAACAACTATGGGGAATACCTCATGAAGGGCAAGACCGGGCTGAAGTCGCTGACGCTGTCCGGCTTTTTTCCGGCCCAGGATTATCCTTTTGCCTATGCCAGCATGTCGCCTTACACCTGTATTTCTATGTTGGAGGCGATGCGTACCGGTGGCGAGGTCTGCCAGCTCACGGTATCGGATACGCCCATTTCCATGCCCTGCTTGATCAGCTCCTTCAAGTTTGGGGAGAAGGATGGAAGCGGGGATGTGTATTATGAACTGGGACTGATGGAATACCGCTATGTTGAAGCCGATACGGCATCTGCCAAGACAGACAAGACCACGGGCCTTGCCAAGCGTCCGGAATCGTTCTGGCAGAAGATGAAGAAGAACATCACCTATTATCCAGGCGACAGCATCGGAAACGTCGTGGGCCGGGCCGTCGGAAAATCGGTCACGCTCAATAAGGAGCAGTTCTCCAAGTTCCAGGTCTACCGCAGCATCATCCGCAGCGGCGGCCTATCGGCGGGGGACATCATCCGGCTGACGACCATGAACCTGAAAAGGAATGATGAAAATGTTCCAGTTGGCAAAGATAAATAAGGCCGATACGGAAAACCAGCAGGCAGACAAGCCGCAGAACACGGACTTGTCTGCCTATGTCCTTTCCTATACCTGGTCGGGCGATGTGGAGCAGGCCGGGAGAAAGCTGGAATTTGATATCGCCTATACCACGAAAGACAAGGACTGGACGAATGCCGTTCTGGAGCTGGGAGATGAAGTGTGTTTTTCCTATACCGATGAGGTCACGCAGGAGACGTATCCCTTTTTTCAGGGGCGCATCTTTTCCCGGAGCCGGGACAGCGAGTCCTATGCCATGCGCTTTGTGGCCTTCGACAACATCATCTATCTGGCCAAATCCCGCATTACCCGGAAATACGCCAATGTGACCGTGGCTGATGCCATCCGGCAGACCATCCATGACTTTTCGATTGAAGCCGGGACGATGCCGGACCTTTCTGTGGTGTGCAGTTTCATCGCCGATGACATCTCAGCGACCGATGCCATCAAGCAGGCACTGTCTTACCAGTCGGCACAGGATGGCAAGGGGTATCACATCTACATGACGGACGGGAAGCTGAATGTGGTCTGCACCAATGACCAGGTAGTGGAGAACTTCCTCATCAGCGATGAAACGAATCTCACCGGGGCATCTGTGTCCGAGTCCATCGAAGACATGGTGTCGAAAGTGGTGGTCGTAGACAGTGCAGGACAGACGAAAGGCGAGATGCCGAATGGCACCGACATCGAACGATTCGGCATCATCCAGGCCATCTGCAAGGCCGACCCCAAGCAGGACGATGCCTCGCAGGCCAGGGCCATGCTGAAAACCGTTGCCCATGACATGTCCGTCAAGGCGCTCGGCCATATCCAGTGCATTGCCGGCTTTTCCGTGGACATCCAGGAAGAACAGCTCAAAGGGCGGTTCTTCATCAAATCGGACAGCCATCGGATTGAGGGCAACAGGCATACCATGGAGCTGCATCTGGTCTTCCATAAACTGCTGGATGAGCAGAAACAGGAGCCTGACAGCGCGTCCTATAATGCGAACCCGGATTACGTGCCGCCTGCAGCGGCCGTTTCGGGCAGCAGGGGTGGGGGGTCCATGAACGGGAATGCTGCCGGAGGCGATGTGGTGGATTCGTGCATGGAGAATTTCGATGGGACCGTTTCGCCTTATGGTTCCAATGGCTGTGTGGACCGGGCAACAGTTGCTGCTGCCGGGTATTCACCCTTTGCCGCGCAGGAATACAACAACAACGTCAAAGGATGCGACCAGCTCCGGGCCGATGCCGAAGCCCGGGGACTGGCGATTCCCTACGACCCGGCACAGCTGGAGAAAGGCGACATCATCATGTACAACCGCTACAGCAAGCCGGATCCGAACTGGCATGTCGTGGTCTATGACGGGAACGGCGGCTGCTGGGGCAACAGTTCCAGCGTGTACGGGTGCTTCCATCATTACGAAGGGAGCATCGACATGGGGAGCGACTATTATCCGGCGACCATCATCAAGACATCAAGGAGGTGACGGGAGATGCAGAAAAATCCATACATCAGCCTGCTGAACCTCATGGAGCAGGTATCGCGGAGCAGCAACAGTCCGTCCATCCAGATTGGCGAGATACTCCAATCCCCGCCAGACATCCAGGTGAAATACAACAGCATCGTCCTGACCAAAGAGGAGCTGTGGATTTCCCATTACCTTCTGGCAGGCTACGGCAGGACAGCTCGGGGCCATCTGGTATCGGCTACCCAGAACCGGGCAGGCGGCAGCGGGGATGCGGCGTATCAGTCGCATAACCACGACATCCATAACGACTACACTGATTCGGTGATTACCACGGATACCCTGAAGCCGGGCATGAAAGTTGCCATCATGCCCATGCTGGTGAACGGGAAAATCCAGCAGTATGTGATTTTAGATGAGATTGTGAGGTTGGACGGATATGGCTGATCCTTTTGTGGCCTTGGCATCCGGAGCGGATGCCAGCGTCAGAGAAACATTGCCGCTCCTTTCGGAATACGGTTATGACTTCGAGAAGCATCGGTTCCGCTATGACGAGAACGGGAACAACATCACCGTGACAGAAGATGAAGCCCTCAAGGTGTGGATTTATAAAGCCCTGATGACGGAACGATACCGGTATCTGGCCTACCATGATGAATACGGCATTACCATTGAACCCTATCAGGGAACGATGCCCAACAGCGTCTATACGGCAGACCAGGTATGCCAGAATATCCGGGAGGGGCTGGCCGTCAATCCCTATATTGCCCGCGTCAACCGGGTGGATGTGGAAAAGCGGGAGAAAGATGATCTGTCCATCTTGGTGGATGTGACATCCATTTACAGCGATGAGAGCATCACGGTTGCCGCAGAAAGGAGTCTTGCATGAGCGATTTGTTCGATGCCCAGACAAAAGACCAGATTGAGAGCCGCATGGTGCAGACCCTGCACACACTGACCGATACGGACAAGACAGCCATCGAGGGTTCGTTTGCCCGGGATATGATTGATACCAATGCTGTGGAATTCGAGAACAGCTATGCCGAGATGGCCATGCTGCGGGATGCGGCGTTTGCCGAGACTGCCTGGGGTGACTATCTGACGCTCCGGGCTGAGGAATTCGGTATCCAGCGGAAACAGGCAGTGAAGGCCAATGGACAAGTGACGGTCACCGGGCAGTCCGGGGCCTACATCATACGTGGCAGCTTGTTCCAGACGAAAGACGGGCTGCGCTTCTACACGACAGAATCCGCTACGATTCCATCTGACGGAACCGAAGCAGACATTGCTGTCCAGGCCGCAGATACAGGGGTGAAAGGGAATGTGGCACCAGGGACGATTACGGAAATCCCTTATTCTATCCCCAACGTGTACAGCGTAACCAACCCGGAGAAATGCACGGACGGGGCTGATGAGGAAACCGATGCGGCCCTTCTGGCACGGCTCCTGTTCCGGGTCCGCCAGCCCATCACGTCCGGCAACGCCAACCATTACCGTTCCTGGGCCATGTCCGTGGACGGGGTAGGCAACTGCAAGGTCATCCCGCTCTGGAACGGGAACGGTACAGTGAAAGTCATCATCGTGACGGCAGAGAATGAATCGGCTTCCAAGGAGCTGATCCAGAAAGTGTCCCGGTACATCGAATCTCAGCGGCCCATCGGGGCTACCGTGACCGTGGTATCTCCGGCACCCGTATCCGTGGATATTACGGCAGAAGTGTACGGCACCGTCAATGCCGATGTGGTGACGGCCGCTGTGTCTGCCTATTTCAAGAATACAGGTTTCAGCCTGTCCTATGTCAGCCTGGCCCAGATCGGCCGGCTCATCCTGAGTGTGGATGGGATTACAGACTATCGGAACCTGAAGCTCGGCGGCAAGGCGGAAAATATCCGCCTGACCAATGAGCAGATTCCTGTAGTCGGGAAGGTGGTGCTGAACCTTGTCAGCGAATGAGTGGATGAGACAGCAGCCCATTAATGTGCTGGACTATCTGCCGAAATTCCTGGGGAAAGACCCGATGTTCAAAAAGACAGCGGATACCTGCAGCACGGAGCATAACCGCCTGCGCCTGTCTCTGCAGGACCTGGCGGACAACTTCTTCGTGGACACAGCCACCTGGGCGCTGCCTCTTTATGAATCGTTCCTTGGCATCAAGCCCGGGGATGGGGATACCGATGAATTCCGCAGGCAGCGGATTCTCTTTAAGCTGCAGCATGTGGATGTATCCACGGTGGATTTCATGAACTCTATCGTGAACCTGTACAGTGTCGGCCACATCGAGGAAGTGAACGAAGAATATTATTTCAAAGTGTACTGCATTATGAATGACAAGGATACCGGAACGCTCTCGAAGCTGATTGCCCAGCTCGACATCTACAAACCGGCCCATCTGGGCTATGCCATCTATCTGGGCTATTCCTGGAACGGGAAGATTCACTGGGATGGCGAGGCGACGTTCTCTACAGCGACCATCGTATCCGGGAAAGGAGTGACGGAAAGTGGCTGAGTATATCAAGGAGAAGTGGTCAGCAGATTTTCCAGACCGGGCCGGGCAGGAAGTCCGGCCAACAGAAGCCGTAGAGAATACGCTGGATTATGATGTGCTTTTCCCTCAGTATCTTTCGGAAGACCCGGTCGTCTTCAATCAGCAGAACAGGACCGTGTCTCAGCTGGTCAGTAATGATGCCCGGCTCTATGAGCGGATTTCTGCTACGGCAGCCGACATCAATGCCCATCTGACCGATGTCAAGGCCCATGCCAGCGGCATCAGCGGCAATGCGGCCAGTGCATCGAAGCTGCAGACAGGACGGAAGATTCACCGGGTGCTGTTTGACGGCACGAGGGATATAACCCTGCCGGATTTCAGCGGCTGCGGCGAAAAGACGGCAGGCCAGAGCGGCATGGTCCCGTCACCGGCTGCGGGGAAGCTGAATACGGTCCTGCATAGCAACGGCAGCTGGGGTAAGGTCACTTATGCGGATATGGACGAAGAGGCTGTGGCAAAGATCCAGGCTTGTCCGTTCCCTGTCAATGCCATCTACATTTCTACGGACGGGAAGAATCCCGCAACGTATTGGCCGGGTACGACCTGGGTGGCCTTTTCCATGGGGCGGTGCCTGATCGGGGCCGGGGCAGCAGACAGCGGGACCATGTACAAGGCCGGGGACAAGCTGGGCGAAGAGAAGCACACTAATACCCTGGCGGAAATACCGATTCACAAGCATAGTGGTTCAACGGCTAAAAGTGGTGGACATAATCATAACCGAGGGGACATGGAAATATGGGGGAACTTTGGGGGAGATGACGCCGTGCGTGGCCAACAGGGGTTACCTGCGCCGGGGGGCTCCTTTTATCCAGGCGGAATTGCCAGATATGATGCTAAATCTGGATATGAGGGTGATGAAGATGGCGTAGTCGTAGAATTTCGTGCTTCCCGCACCTGGTCAGGGAATACGTCATGGAATGGAGAACATGCGCATACCTTTGATACAGGAAATGCCGGGGGCGGTACAGCCCACAACAATATGCAGCCGTCCATTGTCGTGTACATGTTTCAGCGGACGGGATAGGAGGTGAGAAATATGGCTGAATGGTTACAGATGGCCGCATCTCTGGTATCGGTCCTGATGCTCTGCGGCGTTATCTTCAATTTCAGCGTCATCAAGCCCTTAAATCAATCAGTACGGAGCCTGCAGGAGTGCATTGATCATCTGCGCAGGCAACTATCCGATACGGAATCCAAACGACAGCAGATGGCAGAGCGGTTGTCCCGGGTGGAAGAAGCTACGGGGCACGTGCAGCATCGCCTGGATGTGATTGAGCAACGGCAGAATGAGTAGGAGGTGATAGAATGGGTTTTTCGGTCATTCGAAACCGGCTCTTTTTGACAAGAGGGGATTCTGCTGAAATCACGCTGATTATTCGAGACCGGGTGACAGGTGCCATCTTTATCCCAGGTCCGGATGATCAGCTTACTTTTACCGTTAAGCGGGAGCTTTCAGATGAAAAGACAGTGATAGAAAAGCATCTGGATAGTGGTATTCTACGCCGAGAAAATGACTGTGTTCTGATCCTGATACCAGAAGATACAGCACAGCTTCCATTTGGAACCTATTGGTATGATGTGGAATTGGTGCTGGACTCTGGGTATACAGACACAATCATTCCACCCAGTCCGTTTATTATAACGGGAGAGGTAACAACCCATGGATAAGTATAAAGGCACTATAAAGGGAATAAATACTCTGCAAGGGATTCTATCCGTGCCGGTGGTACCTTCCAGAAATTATCAAAAAAAAGTGGTCATTCCTAATAAAGAGAAACAAATCATCCGACCAGATGCAGGCTACGATGCCTTGCAGCGGGTTACGGTAGCTGCCATTCCGTCGAACTATGGCAGAATTAGCTTCAATGGATATGAATTAAAGGTTGAGTAAAGGAGAATAACATCATGGCGAAAAATGTAAAAATCAATTCCGTAGTGTATGCAGAAGTCCCTCAAGTTTCGATTCCACTAGCAGAAGGAGAGGGAGCAGCCACTTTTTATGATACAACGGGGGCGACTGCAGTATCTGCGGATATCCTGAATGGGAAAACTGCATTCTTGGGAACCGGTTCAGTGACAGGCTCTATGCCAGATAATGGGGCTGTCAGTGGCAGTATTGGCAAGGTGGACGGTTCGTATACCATCCCGGCAGGCTACCATAATGGCAAAGGCGCAGTTACCATCACGAGCGAGGAACAAGCCAAGCTGGTCGCGGATAACATCAAGGCAGGTGTGACGATTCTGGGAGTAGCCGGCAAGGCTAGTGTGGTGGATACGGCAGATGCTACCGCAGCTGCGAGTACTATTGTGTCGGGTAAAACCGCCTATATTAACGGAGCGAAAGTGACAGGTTCCTTGACCTCTGTAGCAGTATCCCAGGATAGTCTGACCAAAGTGCTGACCATTGAATAGGAGGACTGAGCCATGAAGGTTGATGTTAAGATTGCGGGAGCTAATTACACGGAAGTTCCATCCATATTATTACCCCTTACAGCGGGAGGCAAAGCAAGGTTTTGTGAAGTGTCCGATACGACAGCTGAAATTGGAGATGTTGCTCGGGGAAAAAAGTTCTATACGGCCGATGGAGAACTGGTGGAAGGAACAGCGAACGTATCTGTTGGTGGGGATACCCGGAAGAAAATAACCCTGGTGCAAAAAGACCATCAAAAAATTACGATTACCTGCAATCATCCAGAGTTATCGATGCAATATGATACGGATAGAAATGCCGTGTATGCTACAGAATATCAAAATATGCTCGATATTACCCTAAAAGCAGACAATGATTATTACGTCGGGAAAATCACAGTTAATGGTAAAGAACAGGGCACTGTCAGTTCGAATCATCAATATGCTTCTGCGTCTATGCCGATTAGTGATGGCATGATTGTCAGTGCCACGGATGCAGTTTTGATTCCCACCAGTCCCTTTACGACTGTGAACCTTACACTGCAAGGACAAGGCTCACAGTTCCTTCTAGGAAGTCTGCTGATGACCTTAGCGCAGAGTCCGGACAGTCCTAAGATAGAAGGGATTGTTGTTGCCGAGGATGCGGATAATAAAGGGATGATATTCCTGGTAAAAGAAGAACAGCGCTATGCTGCCTGTAAGGCTGAAGTCACAACAGGAACGGGGATCAAGGAAATCATAGACTTGACATATAATATAGACACAGATTTAGGGGCAACAATGTCTGGGAAAATTTCTGATACTTTATACACTTATTTAAAAGAGCGTTCGGAATCGAATGCAAAAGTGACACTACAGATTAAGGTGGTAGCGTAAGTATGTTTGAAAAAGTGAATATCCCTGATTGCATCGTCATCATCGGGCTGGTCATGGCACTGATCTTGGCGATTTTTTATACCCTAAACGAGCTGGCCATGTCCATCGCTTCTGGCTTGCTCGGTTACATCGGCGGGACCGTGAAGTCTGCCGTTCATCAGAAAGGAGAAGAAAAGCAATGAAAGTATTCCTGAACCCCGGCCATGCGCCGGGCGGCCATCCCGACCCGGGTGCCGTAAACAGTGAAACGGGACTGCGTGAATGTGATGTGGCCTTGGCCGTAAGCAAAACTGTTGAAAGCTATCTGAATGCCGCAGGAGTCGGAGTGGAACTGCTCCAGTCCGACAGCTTGACGGAAATTTGTGAAGCAGCCAATGACAGTAATGCCGACATTTTCGTGTCCCTCCACTGCAATGCTGCAATGGCAGAAGAAGCTAACGGCACAGAAACCTGGGCCTGTGCTGGCAGTTACTGTGGCAACATGCTGGCCAACTGTATCCAACGCCAAATTATTGATGCCCTCGATACCACTGACCGGGGCGTGAAAATTGCCACGCCTGGCGTCAACGGACTCTACGTTCTGACCAATACGGCAATGCCCGCTGTCCTGGTCGAACTCGCCTTCATCACTAATCCCGGCGATGAAGAAATCCTGGCCTATGCCCAGGATGCCCTGGCCAGAGCAGTAGCCCGGGGTGTCACTGATTATGAACAACTCATCTTGGGAGGTAAATGACTATGAACCGTGAAGAAATCAAGAAAGCCGTCGCCGATACTGTTGTATCTTTTGCCAGGAGCGAAGCCGAAGCGGCCATCAAGTCCATCGACCTGGAGGACATCCAGAAGCTGGTGGAAGCGCAGATGAAGAACCTCACAGACCCACTGGAAGCGGAAATCCAGAATACCACTAGTTGGTGGGTGAAGATTCGGAACAGGCTGTATATTACATTGCTGCAGCAAGCAGTCAAAGCTATTGTGGCTGATACAAAGCAAAAGATTGTATGAGAAAAGCCGGTATAGTACATTTATTAAATTTTCTGTATTGGTACTTTTTGTGATTAGATATCTTACAATTAAATACGATAATAGTTTTTGAAGGAAAAGAATGGTATATGAATGTAACAGCGAGAGTGTAAAATATTTTGTGTAAACGCATAAGCGTCTTGCTCAAGATAGATTTATACCTTATACTGAAAGGGAACAAAGGCAAAGGAGTGGAATACCATCATGGCAAAGCGTACCCCAACCCCTGAAGAAAAAATTGGTCAGGCTATCTACGATACGTACAGACCACAGTCTGTAGAAGAGATTCAGACTGCCCTGAAGAAAATTTTTGCTCCCATTTTTGAAGCCGCTCTTAAAGGAGAACTGGAAAATCATCTTGGATATCCCAAGAACGGAACAAATCCTGAGAAATCCGGTAACTCCCGTAATGGCTATTCTATGAAAACAGTGAAAACCTCTATGGGAGATGTACTCATCCAGATTCCCAGAAATCGGGAAAGCACCTTTGAACCTCAGATTATCAAAAAAACATCAGAGAGATGTCACTTCCATTGA